AACCTGCGACCTGCGGATTAGAAGTCCGTCGCTCTATCCCCTGAGCTACAAAGGCGTGTCCCCAACTGGGCTTGAACCAGTGACCCGCAGATTAAAAGTCTGCTGCTCTACCAACTGAGCTATAAGGACTTGGAGCGGATGACCAGAATTGAACTGGCACTATCTGCTTGGAAGGCAGAGGCACTACCATTATGCAACATCCGCATTGCTGGTCTGGCAGGTCACGATCCTGCGACATCCGAATTAACAGTTCGGCGCTCTACCAACTGAGCTACAGACCACTAGTGTGCCAGGTAGGACTTGAACCTACGATTACCAAATTATGAGTTTGGGGCTTTAACCAACTAAGCTACTGGCACCAATAAAACAGTTACTGCTATTATCTTTTTTTCCTAGAACCACTTAGATTATTTATTCTATATACTTCATATGCAGCAGGATCAAAGATTGCCATATTAGTATTAAAATAGTGTAACAGGCATATGTCATCTTTAGCATCACCCATACTAAAGAACCTATCTGGATAAGATATTACCATTACATCTGAGTTATCAAATTGCTTTAATGGTTTATTAATTGAAAGCAAAAAGTCTGAAACCGCATACTGCCCATATACATACTGAATAGCAATATTAAACTCTTTATCTGGATTATCTTTATTTTCTTCTTGAAGCTTATATACTGCATCGTCTCTATACTGTATTAGGTCCTTAAGATAGGGAAGGCATAGTTTACTGACTAGTTGCTGACCATCATTCATACCTAGATATGGATGATTAAACTTTTTTGTCCACTTATCTTGACCCTCTTCTTTACCGATTATGCTATCTGTGTAGCCATATTTATCAAAAAGGTACGCTGGATCTTTTTGGAAAAATGTGTCGGTATCTATATACAGAACATTGTCAAAGTCAAAAGTCTTTAATGCAGCAATGGTATTTGGCCACTTATGACCAGTCCATCTAGCATATATACCACCAGTTAGTCTTTCATCAATAGATAAATTAAAAAGGATAAACTCTAAATTATCGTCATTGTATGAATATATCTGGTCAATGTCCGTTGCAGATGGCGCACAAAGATATACTTTCACTGGCAATTCTTTATTAAACTTTCTCAAAGTTTTATAAGATGTTTTAAATTGCTCAAAGTTATAATTATCGCAAAGGTCTGCACCTTCAACGTAAACAGAATATACAATTGCATTCATTTGGTACTAACCCCTGTTCATATTATTTGTGATATAAGATACAATCTATTTTACCATAGCCTAAATATTTAAGCAACATCAGGTTTGTCATGGTCTAACTCATATACTGTGCCCCACTTAAAGTAAGGCTTATAGAATAAGTCTGACATAAACGAATGGTATTTATTAGCAAAACCAAAATTACCTACATGATCCAAACGCAAAGCTTTGATTAAATGATAACTACCAATAAACTCACAGCCATTGGATATCCACCTAAGCGGAAGTATCTTCGTCCTGTGCTGCTTGGTAAACTTCCCTAGGTACCCATCGTAATCTTCCATCTTTATACTCTCTTTCATATCCTAGTGATTTCCAATCCATCTTCATAATCTTAGGTTCTTTCATCGCTCTCCCATATAATTAGGCACTTAGTACATTGTATACCTTCTTCACGCATATACCAAGTATGGCTACATTCTTTTGTCACTTACACACCAAATCTTTCCCTGTTCCATTGTCTGATGAACATCCCAGAAGTCAATAGAACTATAGTCATCTCCACAAGTATTGCAGAATATAACCCAATTAGCCTTGCACGTACGGGTTTCTCCGTAATGATCTATCATAAATAAGGCTATCTCAGCTTTGTCATCAGAAATAATAAACTCACCACATCTAATACAGTCTTCAAATAGTTTCTCTGGTATTGGCTTATCCCAATCAATAGCCATTTAGACACTCATTCCTACTATGGTAAAGGCGAATCTTGGTCATGGTCTTTTTGTTCGGGGCATACAATTCTTCACCACAACAAGCAGCCTTAAGATACCACTCCTTAGCAAAGAAGTCATACACTAATCCTTTAGCGCTTGCATACTTTTTAGCTACAAAGGTTTCAAATGGATCAGGAATCTCAAGACTAGTTAACATCTGCAACATCCTGTGCTGGGATACATTCCATACAGAATGCAACGCCATTTGCAGCCACCCTACCATTGGCGGGATTTACAAAGAAAGTATTATTGTCATCAATATGCCTACGGCAAACATAGCATTTTCTAGTCATATATCAAGTATACCCTTTAGGGTTACTTAAGTCAAATGCGTATTTAGCAATTATCTGCACTGGATACTGTGCGATCAGCATATTGATCATCATAGCAGATGCCGTATAGTGTATGTCTTATGCCAGATTTTACAGGGGTGACTTTGTGCGTAAACTCTTTTGTTATTGGAATATTTACAAGCATACCAGGACTAGGTTTGATTCTAATTTCTGGCTTATACTTAAATAGTAACTCACCACCTTCAAAATCATCATTTAAATATAAAGACCAAGCTCCTGTTAGTCCATCATCTTTTTGACCTGGATTACCCTTTTCATGATGCCATCTAAATGCACCATATTTATCAACGCCTTCTTCAAATGGCCAAAAAGATTGAAGGGTTGTATTTTTTACTAAATCTTTAGGCAGAACATCTGATAGTCTTTCTAGTAATCCTCCAGCACCCCAAAACAATATATCATAATACCTTAAGTTTTTATCTGTTGGGAAAACTGCACTTAGGCTTAAGTCAATTCCTCTTGTAGGGCACACAGTTCCTTGTGGATGGGTATCAGTTTTTACACCAATAAATTTATTTCGTATAGATGGTGATCTAGAGGTGATGTACCATTCATTTGGATCATCGCAATATTTTTTTAAAGCAGCAGACTCTTCTTCAGTCAAAAAATTTGGTATGTACCATAAATCTTTATCTATAAAAACTTTCTTATCTTCCATATATTGAATAATACCATTCTTTTAAAGTTCGGCGCAAAATAGAAGTTATATACCTACATATGCCCTAAAGGGCACTATCGGTTAACATACTAAAATTGCTCAAGAAGAAAGACCCATCTCAAGGTGAGACTTGCATACACCAGATATAGAGTATCCATGTTGACCTAAATCTATCACCTGATTATACTCAGCCTTGTGGTCGCAGAAATAACATTTTTCTTTTTTCTTCAAAGACTCCATATACCTTGTGGCTGCTCCACGAAAAGTACTATCAGCTATGCCCATCTTACACCTCTATCTTTATCTATACAAAGATTATAGCATATTAAGCAAAATGGTATAATATTTGATATGAAGGTCAATATACTAAAAGGTAATGTTATATACATAGAAGATGCTTTTCCTTTAGCTAAAGACTTTGTTGAGGCTATTGAAAATAATACTAATACTGTTATTCCTAAGTGGGATGAATGGCTAGAGGGTCATGCTGAAAATGGCACTTGGGTAATAACACACAATAAAGGGTGGGTTAAAAAAATAAACTGGGATTATTATATTAACTATAATCGCTGGCCACTAAAACATGTTGATAAAGACTATGATGAAGATCACTTAAATAGCTATGAAATTATAAAAATGATTGATGAGCCATATAAAGAGGTCTTAAAGGTATGGGCTGAAATAACAAACAATGAGGTGCCAGATATAATAACAAAAAATTATACAATAAAGAAGTATAAGACCTCAGAGACTTTTGGCCCACATACTGATAATGACCATAACGGTGGTATACACCCTCATGACTGGACTGCTTTAGTCTATTTAAATGACGATTATGAGGGCGGAAAATTGGAGTTTAATGACCTTGGATACAGCATATCTCCAAAGGCTGGAAGCGTTGTATTCTTTTCAACTGATGAGGTACATACAGGTCATACAGTAACATCTGGAAATAAATACTTTATATTTTTTTATATACACAGTAAGTTCAGATATTCACACGCTATTTGTGAAAGCTATACAAATGTGGTTAGTAATCTAATGGCAGAAAGTCAGATTGATTTTAGTGATTTATTTCCAACCGTGCAGACTTGATAAATCTTCATATGAGTACCAATTAAAATCAAAAAATACCATAATGCCTGGGTTATATTTAAACTCTTGTCCAGATGGCCAGTGTCTAATAACTTGATCTGTAAAGTTAAATCCTATACTATCTTCATATTTTAGTATGCAATCGCTTATAAGGTTCCAACCAAAGCGAAGCTTTTCCTCTTGATCAAACATAAAATCATCTGAAAGGGCTTTCTCGTCTTTGGTTAAACAGATATCTCTAGCAAGTTTATTAGCAATGTGTGAATTTCTAGGTGCAGCATGTGCACCAGTTACTACTGATTTTTTGCCATCAATATAAAAATAAGGCATGCAGAAAAAATCTTTGCCCTTATCAAACTCAGGTAGAATCTCAGTTAGTTTTCCACAGGCCAGGGTATCCATATCAACATAAACACCACCATGAAGATATAGAACTACATATCTCCAGATATCTGACTGAGTTATGCCATCACAGCTATTGTAAAACCTTAAAAGATTTTTGTCGTATTCTGCTATATGTTTTTCTCTATCCTTCTTGCTTACGTACTTATGCTGCCAATCTGGGTTTAGGTTTTTCCAAGTCAAAGAAGCCATCTTAAAATCATATGGCAAGTCCTCATATTCCCATTCATGGGTTTGCCAGATTATCTTAGGTATCATACTATGGCATACATTTCGTGCAAGCGCAGTTTACCTCATGGTAATATTCTGGATAACATTTTGGACAGGCTTTTGTTGGAGTTCCAAGGTAGTAAGGCAGATCAAAAGACCCACCACAATTAAAGCATAATACTTTAGGCATAATTAAAGTATACCAAATTTCGGGGAAATAAAAGAGAGCTTCGTAATCCCTAGTATAACTAACAAACCTTACTATGGTTATTTAAGGTCATATAGGCGAATGGGGATTTAACCTGGATTTCTCTTTTGCATTTAGGACATATCACGATACGCATATATTAAGTATACGCCAGATGGCGTGGTTTGTCTATTCCCTGGTTTTTATCCAGTCATACGGAGTTGCTGGAGATATGCCATGTAGTTGAGAAAGATAAATATACCTAGTGATATGATCAAAATAAGTTTCATGTGTCTATGATATCAGATAGTTATCCACAGGTTTCTTAGCCTTTACTTAAGGTTTGTTAGCCTTTACTTAAGAGTTATCCACAGGTTTATCCACAATTAAATGTTACTGATATTTTTTAGATATGGTCTTGGTGGAGGAAAGTGGAGTGAAGTGGGTTATTGAGCATTTATACAAAAGGGTTCGTAATGTCTAACGGGCCAAACCTCCTATCACAAACCTTTCCATTTGTCAAACCTTATATCTGGATAGCGGATTATACCTCCAAACCTTCTATTTGTCAAACCTTTATAGCCTAAAAAAATGTAGCAAAATTGATCAAAAATCCAGCAAAAAGATTTAAAAGGTTTGGATAATATCTAAAAACCAGGAGAAAAGGTTTGATATCGTAATGTTTATTATACTAGGGGAAATGGTTATACTTTCGTAATCCCCCGCCAAAAACGCAGGGGATCGTAATGTCTAACAGGACTATTTAGCTGGCTTGGATCGGGGGAATTTGAAGAGAGATCTAATCTTACCTATAGTAGAAACAATAGACAAACCTTTATTTGGTTTTTGTTTTACATACTTAGGAAAACCATCATTGACAAAGTAAGGTCCACCTCGCTTGGAGAAATGATTTCTTGTCATAATATAATTATACACCTGGTTTGACAAATATATGGTTTGTATGGTATAAGGTTTGGGAAAGTTCAGGGATTTTTCAAAGTTGGTTCTTAATGTTTTTTCGGGAAAATTCTAGCGCTTTCGTAATGTGGTTTGGGGAAAATAAGGTTTGTCCTTAATGTCCGTTTTGATATGATTTCCTCGGGGCCCCACTACTCCTCAGCGTAGCCCATCATCTCATCAAGTGATTCATACTCCAGGTCTTCCACATCAAGGGCGGCGATGAGCAGGTCGTAGGTTTCGTTAATATATATTTCTGCTTGGGCTGTTGGAAAAACAATTTCATTGGTTAGCAAATATGCAAGTGGCAAACCCAAATCATTGTATTCTACAAAATCTTTTATTTGATCATCATCACGATAGTTCATCCAAAGCTCAGCAAGGATAGTAATTTTGTTTTCAAAGTTATTCACGATATGCTCCTCTGTCTAATTCCTGAACCTCTTTATTATACTCCATTGCTTCTAAGACTTCTAATCCCCTGCGATAAATAATGTGTGGAGCAATTCTGGCAAGATAAAGTCCAACAGCCTCTAAGTCTAGCGATAGGTCAGAGAGCAAGACAACAATCTTGTTAGCCACCTTCTCCTCTGGACTCTTTGCTAACTTTACTACCTTATACATTTATTCTCCAATGGTAACTTTTAATTATAGCAAAAGTAGGTGGGGAGCGCAACCCACCACAAATTACGCTCCCCTGTTACTTAGCGAGAGGCGACCCTGGCCCCCGCTTTGAGAGCGGTAAGGGATGTATTATCCACGAACTTACCACCCTTGCGATAGACAATACGCTGTGACTTACCGTAGCGTGTGTCCCAAGTTTCTAGATATGGAATTGTCTTTAGTTTATTTTTCTTCTTTGCTGCCATGTTATTTCTCCTTAGATAGTTATTGGTTGTGGACCATATGCATTAATAAATGCCTCAAATGATACAGGCACTGAATCAGTAACAGTCTTGTTAGCAAGGTCAATTACGATAGTCTGCTCACCTAGGTCATAGTTGGTACCGCTGATAGAATAAATACCAAACCCTGTTTCATCAAGAACGCTATCTTGAATAAGATAACTAATCATCATACGTGTTGCATATGAAGAGTCGTCCCACCTAGGCTTGGCGTGGTGTATTGCTTCTGCAATGTCTGTTTCCCATGAGTCTTGTCCCCAGTGACTGTATAGAACTACAGATGAGGAAGGTTCCCCAATTGCAGTCTCTGAGTCCTTGAATACAAAGTTAATACGTGCTCCCATTAGTTTTCTCCCTCTGCTTGTAGTCTTAGCCATTGGCATACTTCGCCGTCATATACATCATTAGTTATCTTGTCAAGAACTTTGAGCCATTCTTCATCTACCCGCATTTCAAGTAAATATGTTTGCATTAGTTAGAAACCTTTCTGTACTCAGGGACCTTAGTATCTAAGTATATCTTGTGGGTATCACATTGTGCAACTGCCTGTAGGTCAGCCTCTCCTAGCCAGTTACAATTGCTGCAGATTGTTTCTTCACAGTCCTCGCAGAAATCCATTTGGTCTGTAGCATCACAATCTCTACACATACTGTCATACTCTGATTCAGAAATAATCTCACCACGCAGGAATTCCATTTCCCCACCCCAGCCAGTCTCTTCCTCATATGATAATGTCATAAGTAGGTTAGGATACTGACTAGATAGTTTCTGAAGGGCAGGAACAGGTCTTGACCATGCTGTTTCAAAACTATAATAAACTACATAGTTCTCACCGTTTTCTGATTCTTGAATGGTTGTAGTAGGATACTCATCGCCCTCTACTACTGCTACGTCCCACTTAGTACCCCACTCACGGTTGTTAAAGTTGTACCAATCGTTGCCCTCAAATGCTAGGCTAAATTTTTCAGGGAATACAGGAACAGAATGATACGCTTCCATATCTGTAGGAGCAATGATGTTCCTAAATGAAAAGATAGGATTAACATACTTACGCTGTTGAATAGAGTAAGCAAGGTCTCCATTAGGTTTAATAGAATCCACAAATGGTTTGTTCATCTGTGCTATTAGTGATTTGACTTGCTCTGGATTACCCTCAATGGTTAATCCGTTATATACCCAATTTGGCATGGTGGTCTCTTTCTACTAGGTGGTTTATATATTAATTTTACAGGGTCAAGATTAATCTGTCAACTTCATACGGACAATATCGTATGCGTCAATAGCCCCTGCTGAGTAATCATCTAGTTCATGATCGCCCTCTGCCTGATACTTCTCACGCAATTCTGTTAGCTCTTTGATACGACCCTCTACAAAAGCACGGAGGTCATCTATAACAGATATAGAGGCACACTCTCCACAGTAGGCATTGTAGTCTTCTTCCTCTGTGTATGGAATAGAACAGCCACAAGAGTTACACCATGACTCATCACGCATTCCCATTTTGTCTCCTATCGTTAATAGCAAATGCTAACTGATATGTTAAAGCATATACTGAAGTCAAAGCGTCCATATATCCTTCATTATATAAACGCTCAACTGTGTCGTCATACTCTTCATCAGAGCCTAACTCATTAGAGTTTTCTAGTAGGGGTACAAGAATCTTCTCGCACTCATACATCATATTCTTTAGTTCTCCATGTAGGATATCTGTGCCTGATTCACCTAGGTCAACCAGTTTTTGTAGTCTTGGTTCTAGTTGTGTTGTTTCCATTATTTAATCATACCCTCTGCCACTGACAAAAGGTGTTTGGCTGTCTCAATGGAACCATATAAGTAATCATCTGATTCATCGTACTCATCCTCAGCCAAAGGCTCATGATTCTGTGCAGCCTCTAGGTCTTGCTCTAGGCTAATGATATGTATCTTTATATATTCAATGAACTCATTCATCGCAGTTGTGCCCTTCAATAAATGACGGCATATCAATTAACTGTGCGTCACAATCCCCACAGTAAGGAACATAAACTACATTAGTTGTCATCTTCTTCATCCTCATCATCTTCAGAGGTCTGAGTTACATCAATAGAATAAACCTCACCTGAGAAAGCATAGTCCTCATAGTGCCAGCCTAGTTCTTCTGCTTGTTCTGCGTTATCTGCTTCTACTTCGTAGAAATACTCTACTACTACTTTGATATCAAATGTTGCCATTTATTTCTCCTTTGGTGTATGTATTAATTATAGAGGTAGCCACTGACATTAGTCAAAGTAGCCTTCTGCCCATAGGCCATCTAAGAAATCCCTGGCCATAAACAGTCTTGAATGTAGCCAAGGGTCATCGTCAGGATTGACGGTAGTCATAGCAGAATCAATAGCATTAGTCATCTCATCTAGATCTGTTTTAGTATAACCTAACATTACTCTCCCCAATACTTGACAATAGTTTCCATGGTAATATGTAGGTGGCAGTCACAGGGTTCTCCACCCATGTTCTCCTCAAATTCAAAGTGCGATAGGTTATCCTCATAAATAGCATTTACGAGTTCGTTTATGGTATATGGGCTGTATGGTGTAGTCATATATTAATTATAGCCAAGAACGGTGACAAATTCAAGTCCCTCTTAATAGAATTTCAGGGAAAAATGTCATTTCATCTTAATAAGGTTTGACATTAAATTGTTTAGTTTAGAAAAATCCCGAGCCCAACTTTTGCGATCCCAACGAGACTTGAACTCGCAACCTCTACCGTGACAGGGTAGCGCTCTAACCAATTGAGCTATGAGATCCTGGTGAGCAGTTTTAAATCTTGCTCAGGATTTTTTTGTTATGCGATTGACATTACATTCTGCACAACTTTTAGCAAACGATTTTTCTCTGCGTTAATTGCAGGGTCAAAACCACTTGCGCTTGCAAGGATAGATTCGTTAGAACCACCTCTTGCAGTGCGATACCAATCAAGGCGTTCTGTAAGTGCATTGAAAGCGCCCCATGCAGAGCCAGCAATCATGCCATTAAATTCGCCAGTGTAGATATCGTTAATAACATCTACCTTGTTTTCCCACTTCTTGAACGCACCCTTAGAATCCTTTTCAGGCTTAGGGTAAGCAGCAAGAATGATGTCATTGAATTGCTTAGCATTGACTTCCTTCTCAAACATAGCCTTAGCCATGATATCAAATTCGTCCATGTACGCATTAGCAAGACCAAGAGTCTCACGAGCAATTTGCACCTTGCCATTAGCGGTCTGAGTATGGCGAATCTTGAATGATTGCTTGATACCCTTATTTTTCTTACGACCTACGCCACCTAGCGCAAGGTTAAGAGTGTTAGCGCACACTACACGAACAGGTGTAATGCTTGCTTGAATTGCGATAGAACCATCGTGTGATGTGTTGATGAGCAAATAAGTCTTTACCTTATCTGCAACACCGCTAGGGTCAAGAACTGTCTCACGCTCTAGTGCAAGTGAGCCAAATACTACACGCCCACCCTTGATAGCGCCAGCGGTTTCCCAACGACCACCGCCGTCAAGAATATTATCACCAAATGAAAATAAATCTTCATTTTGCAATACATGATAACGCTCACCTACAACACCAAGAACATCTGTCTGTGTGTTATCTGTAGGGTTAGTGCGTAGGACATACTGATATGCCTTGTCGCTTGTAAGATGTGATGGAATTGGCATATCCTCAAGACGAACATTCCAACCATTAAGGCTTGCAGCCTCTAGCATTTCTGCGGTTGTTTTTTCTTCTGTGAATACAGTACCCAATCCATGCCATGCAGGTTCACGGAAAGATGCAAAAGATGTCTTGCCGTTTTGTGTTTCTAGGTCATGTGCCATGAGTGTTTCTCCTTTTTGTTGTTGATAAGATAACTATACACCCATGGACTGACAAATGCAAATCAGGATAGTTAAATAGGCATAAATCGGACATTTTTTCTGTGATCTTAATCATACCCTCTTAATTTGACAAATGAAAGTTTTTGCCCCCGAGATTTTTTTTGCAATAAAAAGTGAGCCGTTTACGTGGACAATGCTCAGGTCCGCTAACCTAGTTTAAAGACATGCGGTAGGTCTTATCTCATAGCCCCCTATGAAATATTATCCTCTGCTTGAATTGAGCGGGTATCAACGCTGAAGTCATCAATTGAATAATCAAATGAGTCAACACTGAATTCAAGAGTGTTAGCAACTTCTTCTGCATCTACTTCAAATGGCACCTCTAGTTCAACTTCAAACTCAACTGTTGCAGTAACAGTTACAGTCTTAGTTAATTCAAACTCACAAATCTCAGCAAGCGCTTCTGCAACTGAATGATTCATTTCTCCATTACGGACTGATTCAACTACATATTCTTTAATTGAATTCATAGTTGCTAGATGTGCACGGCGCTCTGTAAGAAGAGTTGATGAATGTTCTGATGAACGGTCCTGCAATGAAATAATCAATGCATCCTTTTTCTCAATTGACTCTGTTAGTGCAGCAATCTGTCGCTCAAGAAATTCTCTTGTCATGTAGTATTCGTTTGTTAGTGTTGGCTTTTCGTGGTCCATGGGGGCCTCTTTCTGTTTAGTTAATAATATAATTCTAGCAATGGCCACTGACAAATGCAAGACGTAATTCCAGGAATCTTAAATAGTGAGACTTAATGGGTGTGATTAATCTCACATTATCTCGGCCCCGCATACTTATGCAATCAGCTGAATAAATATTGGTGAGCAGTTTTGGATCATACTCAGGATGTCTGCTTCTTTAGGGCTGCAGTACCCTTGCTCTATAGTATTTCTATTATCGCCCTAATCAGCCTGGCGAAGTTGAGCAGTTTTAATTCTTACTCAGGAATGCACTTGCCTCGCTATAGCACTGGCAGTAACTCTGTTAAGCAGTTTTGCGACTTACTTAGGTCGTTAGGGTTCAGGACTTTAAGTTGCCCCCCTAAGTTTTATAGGTAGCGAGCCACCGCATTGTATGTGGAAGTATTTACAACTTCCTCATCTGTCATTTTGAGAATACGAATTGCGTTTGAGAGTTCCTCACGCTTTTCCTTGTATTCGTATTGGCTCATTGTGATGAAGTCCTTTTCAGGTTGCGCTGGCAACTCTGACTCTGAAACTGTTAGGTCAAAGTCAATGTTGAGTTGATTGTTCCATGAACGATATGATGTGCGGAAGTTTTCTGCATTTGCAATATGCTTAGTAGCATAAGCAATAAGTTCGTTCTGCCAAGCCTTGCGAGCAATTTCATGCTTTGCTTCGTTGGCTTCTTGTGTTGTGTAGTCAAGTTCTAGTTTAGCGAGTGCGCCTTCTAGTGCGTTGATTACCTTTGTTGTTGCGATTTTTACTGAGATTGCTTTTCCTCTTGTTGCCATTTGTTGCTCTCTTTTCTTTGGTGGTTGATATTTCTATTATAGGGGGTGGTACTGACATTATGGTGAGCCTTTTGACAACTTGCTCAGGTTGTCCCACTCTATTTATTTAGACACGCATTTCTGTGGGGCGTGTGTTTTTTGGCGTTATTGCCAAACTTACTTGGCTGTCCAAGTTGTATAGCGTGGCTTTCCATCTACCATTAACTTCACACGCACATTACCATTTGGCTGAGGGATAATTTCCTCAATAGTTCCTGTGACCTTTGACTTCTGTGTGGTGAAAGTGTCGCCTACCTTGTATGTTGATGTTGCTACTGACATTGTGTTTCTCCTTTGTAGTTGGTTTTGCTTATATTTATATTATACATTTATGCTCTGACATTTATCAAATCCAAACCCTAAAAATCTCATATTTTGAGACATTTTTGGTGTGATATAGGTCACTCATGCCCCATACCCGCCAGTAGGATTATGAATAATAGGATAACTAGTATTAGATATTCCATAAGTAGCCCTTACTTTTTGGTTGCGCTAAATACTATATCAGACTTCTCATAAATACACAATTTGCAGGTTGCACACGCAGAGCCCTGTTGTGAGATAAGTGGAATTGCTTTTTTATTCTCAGGACATTTAGCACCAGGCTTGCCTGTTAATTCTTTCATGTCTGCTTGCCCTGTTAAGAAATTTTTTGCAAGGTATGCAAGGGATATGTCATGATCATTTTTAAGTGCAATACCTGTAGCCTTATTCTCACTATCTGTAGAATAATATAAAGATAGATTAGGTTGGTCTTTAAGCATTACCGCTGCTGTCTCTACACGTGTATATACCCAGAACTGTACATGGCGATAATCCATGATTACTTGCTTCCATGCATATGCGTAGGTATCGTTAAAGAAATCTCCGTCCCAATGGATACGGAATAGCAATGGTGCGTCTTTCTTTGCACAATCTTTAATAAAATCTACTATCATTTCTTTAAGTAGCGCTACCATGGTTTCATAGTCTGCGTCTTTAAGTAGATTCCAGTTATGCAATAGATTAACTTTAACTGTTGGGAATACTTTTTCTAACTTACCTGCATAGCATACACTTTCGCATACGCTAGTAGCACCAGGACATGAGTATGCCTTGCCTGCAGGTAATCCAAATGTATTAGCAATGCTTGCTTGCTTACCGTTAGGTGTTACAAGGTTTGCAACTTTTCTATCTTTAGAGCGTAGTAGTTTAGTCATGGTGGCCTCTTTCTTTTATTAATTTTAGCATTTGGGACTGACATTTCTTTCTGTCATATTTCTTTTTGTTGGGGACTGCAGAGGCAGCATTAGAACGGCGAAGCTCCATTAGTCGCCTTAATTCCTCTGGTGTTTTTTTCATGTAATAATTTTAGCAAGAATTGGGAAAAATATCAAATCCTCTTAATTGTGATGAATCTCACAGGGCCCCCGAGCCCAACTGCTAATCGTCTAAATCTACATACACATATAAATCAACATATGTGTCATATAAAATTGTTAATGTATCTTGTTCGCCATATGGATCAGCATATTCAATAAAATAGTTATCACCTGTTGAATCAGAATTAATGCTAATAACTTCAATTAGATCGCCATCAACTTTAATTAAGTCACCTTCCATCAGTGACCCTGGCGTTAATTTATCTGCCCATACTAGTTCCATATTCTTTATTGTAGCACTCATTTTATTCCCCCTCATCATATTCTAGTGAGAGTGGGAAGTCGTCTGACCCATCTTGCCAATCATCTACTGAGTCAATGAAAGTCTGAAGGTGGTGTTGCTCTACGATAGCCCATGCAGGTGCAACTGTTGAATTCTTGTAGAGAATCTGAAAGTCACCAACCTTTGGCATGTCAATCATGCGGTCATAGTCCTCATCGTAGTATGCGTCAATGGCTTCAATGCATGGCGCTACCATTTCTGCGGGTACAGGTGGATAGTGATTACCTTTAAGGTGATAGAGAATCTGAGTCTCCAAGTCCAAGACTGTATCCTGAATTCCTAGTGCTGTAACTGAACCCATATTACTTACCCCCTACATTTCCGTTGCGATAAAAGATTTTGGTGTGCATTTTGCCTGAAGGCTCTGAGAAATTAACTGTTGAATATTCCTGAGCCATGCCCCAATCAACAAATTTATTCCATGAATTAACTGCGTCAATAGCGTTATCAAAACGACCAACCCAATGAGGTGAGCGGTCTCCGTCATATGTGCAAGTTACTGAGTATAAGTATTCCATTAGTTATAACTTCCTTTACATTCTGAGCATAGATAGTTTAGTTTGCAATAGCAACCTGCATATACAGGTTCTGGATTTTCATAGTAGTCGTCATAGTAGTTCATTACTTAGCCTCCTGAGTGGTGAATAGTGAATTGATATAGTCATACTCTATCATCGCTTCTACCTCACGGTCAAGATAGCAACGGAAGCAATAGAGTTCAGTTACATCTACTGCATTTTCATTACACTGCATACATGTATAGGTCATGGTGAGCCTTCTTTCTTTAATTAACTTGATATAAATATCCTACACTATGGGGGTGACAAACTCAACTTCTTAACCCTAGTTTCAGGGATTTTGGGGGTGTGTTTTTAATCACACTTAATAGCCTGTGGATAAACCTGTGGAAAACGCCTCGGCCCAAAATTGAGCAGTTTTATATCTTGCTCAGGATCATGATTTACTTTCGCAAATCGTTTTTTATTTCTTGCCAATCTTCTTTTAGCATTGGCAACATCATGCGAAATAAAATAATTACGCTACCTGCTAAAAATAATTGCACCAGTGAAGTTAGTAAGCGATTCATTTCATACACGCCTCTCTAAATTTTTCATGTTTGAAGTTTGCATTGTCATCTGAAAACATTGCAGAAAAATCCTCTACCAAATCCTCAAAAGTAAATTCATCACCTATTAAATCTTTATAAGACGATAGAATTTCTGCAACCGCTACATAGTCTTTGCGTGTCATCATTATTCTGCCACCTTTAGAATTGCATAAGAGCCACCCTCATTTATGCGGTCAATTTCAGGCTTAATGTATGGTACAAGCAAATCCTTTAGCATGCTTTCAAGGAATGTTATCTGCATTTCATTAGGTAGTTCTAGCAGGCGAATGCCTACTGGGTGGGTTTCATCAACCTCAGTTACGAATTTTAAGTTATGTTCAATTTTTACCATTAGAGAGAAGCCTTTCCTCGTAGTGTTCCAGTAATTCCAAGAGTATCGCAAGCGATTTTTACGGATACGCCAACAGGTAATTGCGTTGGGTATGTTGAGATGAATTGAGCAACCGCACCCTTTGAGGGTAGCGAGATTTCCTTAGTTGAGCCATTAAATGACTCTAGTTTAACTTTATACATAGTTAGTTTCCTACTTTCTTTTTTTTGTTTGTTTGATTATTTAATTATAGCAAGGGGCACTGACATTTTATGAGGTGCGAACCGCTACAGTGCGGTAGGTCTTGCGACCCCAATTATTGTAACCGCTATTAGGGGCAACCTCTACTAGATAGGTTTCGCAACCCTCATACCATACAGCGTGAGGGTGTTCCTCTGCTGATACAATTTCACCTTGTAGGGTGCGTGAGTGATAGTTAGTGCCTACTAGTAGGTCTTTTATTGTGTATACATTTGCTGACATGGTGTCACCTTCTTTTCTGTTTCTTTATATTCTAAGTATAGCATTTTGGGCTGACATTTTCCAATTCTAGGGGCATTTGTCTCACTATGTGGAGCGTGGCATTTGTGATAAAGGTCACACAAAAAATGTCCGTTTTGTCTGTCAAATTGACACGCCGTAAAATGGGAAAATATTTTTTGTGATCTTAACTACATTTGTCTTAAAGCGACACGCCGTCTGCGCCGAGCAGCTCGGCCCCAAATATTTATGCAGTGTTATGAATTTTTATTCGTTTTGAATTTCTTTTAAATCTTTTTCAAATAATTTTGCAATACGCAATTTTTCTTTATCTGAAAAACTTGCCCAAAGATATCCAAGCAAATAGTGAGTGCCTGAATCATGATTGTTGCCACGGATTTTGCGGCATGTATTAAGTACATCTATCAACTGAGTGCTTGTCATTACTCACCCCAACAATCAGGGCAAGTAACAACATCATTCACATCAAGCCACATTGACTCAACAGGTTCATCGCAAGTGCGACAGTTAATTGTTATCATTATTGAACCTCCTCAACATGGAAAGCGTCAAACTTAGCAATTTCATTTTCGCTAAGTGGGTAGAGTGATTTTTGCAGAGCGAATACCGCTCTCATTTCATCTTCTGCCTCTACGACATAAGATATAAGCACATTGTATTTAGTCATTATTTGACCTCCTTATAGAGATAGTCCCAAGCCTTACGGCAGATTAGAATTGAGTTGCAATTATCGCAACAGATAGACCCTTCAGGGTTTAGGTTTATGTCATATGCGTCTACATATGAAGTTGTTTTTCCGCAGATACTACGGAGAGCATATAGTGTACTCATTATTTTTCACACTCACATTCTGAGGCAGTTAGGTCAAAGTTGCAATATTGGCAACCTTGAAATTGAAAATGTTCATCGCAATAAATTGCTGTTTGCATTTCCTCGCAACACAAGAATTGTTTTGTGCCACGCAAGAAAACTTTTGTTAAAGGCATATGAGAAAGAATAAGTGTAGGTGTACTCATTAGTTAGACACCTTCCACTTAGACCATGGAGAGAATGGGTTATCAATATCAGCCCATCTTTCAATATTCTGTTCACATGTAGTGCAGAAAGTAAATTGTTCATCAAATGCCATATTGCAGACAGTTGAAACAGCGGACATTTGAGGTGTATGCGTATCGCATACTATTGTGTTTAGTGAAGTCATTTTGGACTTCCTTTCTTTAAGGGGTTTACTTCTTTTTCAACCTTCTATATATAGAAGTATAACAGAGGGGTCTGACATTTTGAGGGGTATAAAACGGACATTTAGGACTTTGTGAGGTAGGTCACATGAGATGTAGGTCACATGGACTGGTCACAATCTGGTCATTTTCAAAGATTTTTTGCGACACGCCGTAGATGAACTTGACAAAGTTATCCACAGGTGCTCGGGATTTTTTCAGTGATCGCAAAAATTATTTATTCAAAATAAATTGCGCCACGAATATTTTTATGTGATGCACACACATTACCTTTTGGAATTGGTGTATGGCATTTAAAGCAAAGCATTTGCATTGGTGCATTAAATGTTATTGCTAATTCTAAGTCTAGCAATTCTACAGTAGTTGCAGATTCAATATCAACCCAGCCTGCGCCAGATTCGTTCATGCGAAAGATTTCAATACTCATTATTTATATTCTCCTTTCGCAATTAGTGAATCTAACTTAGCAGATAATTCATCTGCTTCATCAGCAACCCACTCACTTATTGAGTAGATAGACATGAATTCAGCAAGGGTCATTAAGCCCTTGTATTCCATGCAATTCCAACAGAAATCATCTGTTGAATATTTTGAACAGAAACAGCAAACAATTCTGTTTGCATACTCTACTGGGAGAGTGTTTAGTGTGTAGTTCATTTTGAACCACCTTTCTTTTTAGTTAATTTTATTTTATTTTAAGTATTGCTTACATATTGCAAGCGATACCTTCGCTATGGAAACCTAGTCCATAGTGATTTTTTGCTATGCAATTTTCTTGCATTTTATAGAATGAAGCACATTTTACTTCATGGTGGCGAATGTAGTCCTTATGGACTACCTTGTCGCATGTAGTGCAGAAGTGCCACTTCTGACCATGCTTTAGGGTAACGCTACCATTAGCGTTTATAACCCAACGCTCTGCGAATGTTGCAGAGTGTGTGCAAGAGATATCTTTGCACTTATTTACTTTAGTGTTAGTCATTTTTAGACCTAACCTTTCTTTTTTTTCTAAATCTTTATTTTCTTTTGATACTGTAAGTATAACAGGGGGGTCTGACATCTACCAGCCAGTAAGTAGGACAAAACGGACATTTTGAAATGTGACTTAGGTCATGTGGATAACTTGAGCGTGAAATAGGGGTGTGATGTGCGTCATGTGGATAACCTCGGGTCGTGTGGTGTATATCACATGCGACACGCCGTGCTAGGACTTGACTTTTGGCAGGGTATGTGATAGGATACTCCTATAACAATTAAATAGTGCTTAGGAAATACCCCCTAAAATGTGATACGAAACACACCCCTAAATGCTTGACTTTTAGCCAAATGTGTGCTAGTATTACTACTATAAAATTAAATAAGAAATCCTAGTGAGCCTCTGAGCCTACCAAATAAACCTAGCAATAGGGTGAGCGTAGCAAATAAGAGCAAATAACCTAGGTCAAGGAAAGCGTTAGCAAATCGCTAACACATTAAAAGAAAGGTGGTCACACAATGACTACACTAAACAAATCAGGATATGTACATCCTGTACTTCACAACTTTGGCTTTATACAACAGTATAAGCGCCACCTACTAAACAATATGCGTTTAGGTAAGGATACTTGCTCATGCAACCTATGGTGTGCGGATAACGCTATCCATGCGGATAAGATTGTAGGTATTAAATAAATGCACATCTATCTATGCGACTCATGCAATACACTTGCACAGGTTATCCAACAGGGTAACACAATTACAATCACACCATGTCTATGCACTACTAAGGAGAATAACTAAATGACAATCACATACTCACTATGGCAGGGTAGCCGTTTGCTATCTATTGATAACATCGCTACAGATATCAAGGATATTGACAAGGTAGTCAATACGCTAAATGATAGCGACCTAGGAAAAAAAGTTAAGTTCTCTGCTAACGTTCAAGAAATCAAGGTAACTAAATGAAAATAACACTAACATCTATGGCGGGTAACACTCGCAACATTACGCTAAACAATAAGCAAGAGGTCTATGACTTTATTGAATTATTTAAATCAACATTGCACAAAAATCAAAGAGTCAAGATTACTTGTGACTTGCTAGGCATAGATGGCTATATGCAAGGAGTCGCCTAGGGGGAGTGATCCCCTTAGTGTGCTCACTAATTTTTTCTATTTATTTTTTTTAAATTACATATCGTACATATGAACAAAATATTCAGATTTTCTCAAAATGAAAAATTTTTCAGATTTCAGGTATAATGGACGGTATGGGAATATTAGACAATTTAGAAAATGCCTGGGACGAAGAGTTCCACTTTGAATCAAAGCCAATCATACCAACAGACAACATGGGTAGAGCTGCTTTCTGGGAAGATACAGAAAAGCCAAGTAATAAACATGAGTAATTCAGAAGTTGATGGTGGATATAAGAAAACAGATAAAACAGAATGCATATGTGGCTATTCTGCTAACTATCCTTTTTGCGACAACACTCACCTTAAGATAAATGAAAAATTTAAAAAGGACTGGGATTACAAAATACGAACAGTGCCTAAGCATCCAAACCTTGAAGAAGTAATTCCTGGTATATACGTTATTAGCGATTTTATCTCGCAAGATCAAGTAAAAGAAGTTATGGACTTTTTAAAAGAAAATAAAAATAACACATTTAGGGTAGATGAAACAAATCCAAATCCTAAAATGATGGACAATAGGCTTATTGATATTGTTGGAAAAGGACTTAGCATTTCCGACATAGACTTTAATCCTCTATTTGATGGTTTGTACAGTCCTCTACCAATTATGAACATTATGAAGTATGAGATTGGAGATGTATTTCCTCCACATCACGACTCAAGTGAATATTGCCCAATAGAATCTGATTGGGGTTTGGTATTGTATATCAATGATAACTTTGAAGGCGGAGAGCTTTACTATCCAGAAAAAAATATTACATATCGTCCACAATCTGGCGATCTAGTAATTCATGGTGCAAGTAAAGAATTCACACATGGAACAACTCCAATTGTCAGCGGAACAAAGTATGTCGCTACATCATTTGCTTTCTTATTTCCAAGAAAAAATACTTTTAATTAGAAATCTGATACAATAGATCTATGAGCGAAGAAACTACAACAGAAAAAAGAATTTATGGACTTTGCTGCAACGAATGTACTTGCACCAATCCTCATTCATCTGTGCCACTTGATGCACCAGACTTTCCAATCCCATAACAACTAAAGCTTAGGAAATTACGTTAAGCTCTTTTAGCTTATCATAAAGATTGCCTACTATGAAGTATAGTGAAGGCTGGCTCTCTTCTATAGACTTTTCAATCTGCTCTTCTGGCATACTTCCTCTTTGACAAATTTCACGATTGTCAGCATTAATGCTTGCGATCATAAGATCTATAACTTCTTCTCTGTTCATATTATTTTCTCCTTTTGTTTGGCTATATTAAGTATATCAAAGACATTATTGAATTTCAAGTTTTGTCGGGGAACCAATAAGAGACTCTGAAACAGTAGTCCATAACTGGTAAGACAAGCTAGGAACAATAGAGGCATTCATTCCATCTATCTCCATGTGATATTTAAATCCACCATCTTTATTTTCTTTTTTAAACCATGTATCGGTTTGATAATTTAAATTGGTTTTATCAAATACAAATAAATAATATGTCTTTTTCTCATTTTGCGAGGGGATAGAAGACCAATCCTGGTCTGCTTTAGAAACACATACATAGTAATCCGCACTAGTAGACACAACATGACTTAACATATCTTCTAAGCTATTGTGTTTACCAAGCCTTGATCCAGAGAACTTTAAAACGCCCTTAGCAGGGTCATACACGCCTGACTTGATAGAAAGGGTAGCTCCACTGTCCAAAGTCATATCTACACTGACAGAATGGCTCCTATTGGGTTTCCAGTCATTTGCAAAACCATTCTCTGCCAGAACATTTGATATTAATTCTTCTAGAAATTCAGATGTACAGGGAAGGCGATATACACTGTGATGTATTTTTAGTTTCTCTATCAAACCAGAAGTTAGGATTTGTCTTATTGTATCTAGCACTTTTAAAGTATACTCCATAACGGGATATCAAGCAAGTATAGAAATCCATCCTATTAGACGCTATTGAGTAGGTACTACTCATATATGTCTTATGTGGTTTGTTACCTCTATTTTTCGGCTTGACTCGTATCCCGCCGAATTTTAAGGATTGATCTTATATAATGATATAATTCATCTTATGACTCCACAAGACTGGGCAGCATTTATTCTTACAGTACTCTCAATCGGCGGAGTTATATTCGGTGTTATTAATTTTTTGATTAAACATTATCTAAGCGAACTTAAACCGAACTCAGGATCATCATTAAAAGATTCAGTCACCAGACTTGAAGATAAAACTGACAAAATGTTTGATCTTTTGATTGAACATATTAAAGATCATAACAAGTAACTATATATATAATATATAAGATATATTAAAAACCTTACTAGTTAGTTATTTCTTTTCTTTATATATTTTAAGTATACACCATCAATACTCTGGCCTATTTAGACAAAACGGACATTTGTTATATATACTTTTATAACTCTTTTATAACGATATTAATTACATAACTATTTGTTATAAAACTATTGTATATCTGGTTTTATTTAAATAATCATATATAATTTAGAGCGCTGGCACCTAGATTCTACCCCACCCCACTGCGTCTAGGTGTTCAGCATTTTATTTAATGGTATAATCTTTATTATGTGCTCTCCTTCAATAGAAAAATTTGGGGCTTCCCCAGCAAATATACAATGGACCGTTGTCCGTGGAGATACCTCAGAGTTCCGTGTAGATTTTTTTGAAAACGACGAAGAGACATTGTTTGACACATCTGACTGGACATACATTGCTACAGCATATGATCCTAGCGGAGACCTACTTGACCAACTAGAAGTGACTCCTGGAGACGGTTATGTAATTATAACTGCTCCTAGCTCAGTAACATCAAACTGGGGTACTGCTTATAGAAACATTGTTGCAGAATTAATTTTTGATCTTGAGGTAACAATTCCAGCAGAGTCTGGAGAAATATCAGATACTGTTTGGACTCCAGTCATAGGAAGAATATGCGTTCTAGGCGATGTAACTTTTGGATCAGGTCTATGATAGTTAAAGTTACTGAAGTTAAAACCAAACTTCCACCATTGATTAAAATTAAAAACACGTTCTTTAAAGTAAAAAGGTAATCTATAACCCATGTCTATTTCTAAGAACATGGATTCACCATTTAGCAATAAAAACAACTATGCAAAAAATGTTGAAAGCTTTGAAGCTAATGCATTAAGTTTTCTTCCAGTCCCTGGACCTCAAGGAGAAAGAGGTCCTAAAGGAGATTCTGGATCGCCTGGAAAAGAAGGACCTGCTGGTCCTAAAGGTGATAAAGGAGATCCAGGTAAAAATGGAAAAGATGGAAAAAATGGTAGAGATGTTTTATCTCCTTCAGAGCAAAGTATTGGTTGGGCATTTTACGATAGTCTAAAAGAAAAAGTTTTTAGACTTGGTGCAGATCAAGGAGAAGATGGATGGGTCAATGTATTTATTGATGGTATTGGTAAAAACACAATAGAAGATTATATTCCAAAAGGCTCAATTTCTTTATGGAATCAAGAAGCTAAAAGAATTAATTTTAAAACATTAAATATTGGCGCAATGATATCGGTTCGCTATGATATAGAAATAGAGCCCTTTTCAAATGGAGTTGAAGTTTGGATGAGAACCCTATTGTCAGACATTATCTATACACCTACCACTTATGTTGGAATGTTAAAATATCAATATGTTTATAATTTTTCTATAGAACAAAATTTTGCAGTAACAGACAAACAGTCTCAAATTTTTGGTGGAATACCACAGATAAGAACAGATAGCCCAAGCGCTGTAAGGTTAAAATCTTTACATATATCAGTTTCTTGATGGTATAATAATAGAGGAGGAAAAAATGTCATTTCCAGGTTCATATAATTTTAATTACTATCGTGGTGATACAGCTGAGTTTGTCATACGTCCTAAAACATCAAATGGAGAAGCCTTCAATTTAAGTGGATTCACTGGAAAGTTTTTTATTGCAACAGCCAGAGGAGCAGGTGCAACACAGTATGAAGCACAGGCAGTTGTGAGCTCATCTGCAGCTACAGTCACTTGTACAATTTTGCCAGGTGTAGGAAGAAACTTAGTCGCTGGAACTTATCTTTATGATGTTCAAATAACTAGTGGGCCATCAGTAATTTATACAATTTTAACAGGATCTATAACTGTTACAGATGATATTACTGGGGCAGTTTCATAAACATGGTTGACGTTCTATTAAATACCGAAAATGTTGTAGTATTAGGTCCACCAGATCAAATTGATGTTCTAGTTGATATTGGTCCACAAGGAATTCGTGGAAACAAGATTATAGTTGGCGAAGGTAATCCAAATGAAATAACAACTGATGGAGTTATTTTAGAACAATCGTTAATTTTAAATGATATCTATATTAATACATCTCCAGGTGCTGACTATGGATATATGTATCAGTACATCTCTGCTCCTGGAGGAAATACCTGGGACGAGGCTTTGCGAGTTAGCCCAGCAATTTACTCATCAATTAAAACTGTTCAGTTTACATCTGGATCTGGATCAATAACCATTCCTATTTCTAATATTGTTACTGTTACTGGATCACCACTTTCTGCTTCAAACTTTAGTATTCAGTATCAAATTGAGGGAACTACTCCAATTGCTTCTTCATTAGAAATTCCAGAACTTGCTGGATCAGGAACAAACCTAGTAATTAATATAAATGCAGCTCACTATAGTTCTGGAAGTTGGGCAACACTTCCTAATGGATTAAGAAAGGTACACGTTTTTATATCCATAGTTTAATAAAAATGGTATAATCTTAAAAGAGGTGAAGATAAATGGCTGTAGAAAATATAGGAAATCTGGTACCAACAAAGATTCCAGCATTAATTGATGATGCTAATATTCAGGATGCTCTTAGGGCATATCACTATGGATCCTATGATTTTGATACAGCAGAAACTGAAGCTTCAGAACTTTTAAATCCATCAATTGCCTATACAATTAATAGTTTACAAAATCAAATTACTACAAAAGCCGCACTAGAAGTTGCAGCAAGAGATATTTCAAGAGTAAGCACTACAGCTCCTACATCGTCAGCTTTTACAGCATTTTCTAACACAATACCAAATGGGTATGTTTGGTTAGATAAAGATTCTTCTGCTGGAGTTGGGTACTATTCTGCAACATCTGTTTATACAGAAACTGCACCAACAACAAATCTTGCAAATGGTTTAATTTGGATTGAAAAAGGATCTAGTCCATTAACTATGTATGTTTGGAATGCAGATACTTCAGAGTGGGATGAGATAGGTGCATAATGCCAACAGCATTTGATTCAGACGGTAAGGCAGCATACGTATATAGCCTAGCAGATGATACTTGGTATCAAGTCTCTGGAAAAACAGATATATCTGGAACTTTTGAGTGGACTGGAACACATAATCATCTTTCATCCCTTACCGCATCAGATATATTTATTGCAAAAAAGGGTATAAATAATTATCTTAATCCAGCTGCACGTGATACAGCAATACCCTCTCCAGTTTCAGGAACTCTTGCATTTTTACGTCAAGATTCTTCTGGCAATACAATAAATCAGCTTCAGTACTATAGCGGATCTGCTTGGGTACAGGTGGCAGCAGATTCAGATCCAACCCCAAACATATTTATGCTTATGGGCTGTTAGTGTGATAAAATAAAGGTTAGGGAGAAAAAATGCCAACAACATATAAAGTATTAGGTCAGTCAAATCCTTCTGCAACGACAGAAGCAACTCTATATACAGTTCCATCGCTTACTCAGTCAATAGTTTCAAGTATTGTAATTTGTAATCAGGCTGGAACATCTGCAACTTTTAGAATTGCAGTAAGACCTGCTGCAGACTCTACAACTACAGCAAAACATTATTTAGTTTATGGAACAACAGTTGCTGCAAATGATACTGTCATTTTAACAATGGGAGTAACTCTTGCTGCGTCAGATAAAATTTTGGTTTATCCATCAACCGCAAATATATCTTTTGCAGCATATGGATCAGAACTTTCTTAAACAATGACAATTTCAAAAGTATCTTTACTAAGCTTATTATTAAGAAAGATACAGTACACTACCCCAATAAATGATCTTCCAGACGGAGCAGTTCCAACTGCAACAAATGTTGGTACAAATCGTCCATTTAATGATGGATCTGCTACTATTTCTTTAGCTGCTCCAGGAACAGGTGGTCCAGCTACAAGCTATACGGTAACATCAGATCCAGGATCATTTACAGCAACAGGTTCTTCACCATTAACAATTACAGGATTACAGTCTAATACTTCATATACTTTTACATCAAAAGGAAATAGCTCACTTGGAAGTTCTTATCTACCAAGTATAAGTTCTAATTCAATTCTAGCAACTACTGTTCCAGGAACTCCAACCATTGGTGTACCAACTAAAGTTAGCAATACAGTAGTAAGCTTAACATTTACTCCCCCAGAATCTGGAGGAAGCGAAATAACAGGTTATACCATTGCTTCATCTCCTTCTGTATCAATAACAACTCAGGCAGGAATAAATAGTCCATTAACTGCCACTGGTGCATTTAATGGAGGAACATCTTATACTTTTACTATTTGTGCAAATAATGCCAATGGATCTGGATTGTTTAGTTCTGCAAGCGAACCTTATGTTACAGACACATCCGTTCCAGCTAAACCAGCAGCACCAACAGTAACAACAGGATCATCTAAAGATATCGTTTCTTGGATTGCTCCAGCAAACGGTGGATCTACAATTACTGGTTACACCTGGGCATCTTCTGACGGTAAGACTGGTACAGTTTCTGGAACAACGCTATCAGTTGAAGTTGATCAAGAAGTTAATACTTCACAAACATATACCGTTTATGCTACAAATGCAATTGGAAATTCTCCAACTTCAGATCCATCTAATCTCGTGGTTACCTCACCATTTTTCCCACCATTCTTTCCGTTCTTTCCATTCTTCCCACCATTTTTCCCACCGTTCTTCCCTCCATTCTTTCCGCCGTTCTTCCCTCCATTCTTCCCTCCATTCTTTCCGCCGTTCTTCCCATTCTTCCCAAGATTCTCATATGGAGGATACTAATCTACAAATTTTAAAAGCAGCATAAAAAACCCCCCAAGGAAAATATCCAAGGGGGGTATTTTTATTTAACTTTATTTTTTACATGGATATTTGTTGTACCACTCTAGGTACCGCTTTCCATTTAAGGAACTCCATGATGACCAGTCTTCTCCACCCTTAGTCATATGTAGGGCAATCTGTGCATTAGTTACTGGATTTAGTAAATCAGCATTTGCATCTAGCTCAAATTTCTCCCTACGATCTGATCCAAGTTTCCCAAGCATATTTATTTGAAATACGCCATAGGAGCTATCGCCAGTTTTAGTATTACCATTGAAGGCTAGTGGACGACCATTAGATTCTGCTTTAGCAATTGCACAAGCAGTCCTTAAAGATTTTCCAGTAAAGCCTACAGCCGATAACATTTCAACTAGTTGCTCATCAGTCAAAGCGTGAGCATTTTCGTACTTTTCAAGTTTTTGCTCTTTAGAAACCAAAAAAGCCACCTTTTGGGTGGCAGAGGTTTCCATAGATTTCTTAGTCAAAAGGTTGTTTTCATTAGTTGCACTAGCATTACCAGAAAAAATGGCACTACTAATGACCAACAATAAAACCCCTAACCAAACATTTGCTTCTCTCATTGTAAAATACCTCCTAGAGAACAAATGCTACCTGTTGGTAGCATAATCTAAGTATAACACGAATTTGCCTTCAAAAGCAAATTCTTGACATTTTTTTATATTGTTATCATTTTGTTATAATTCAAGGTGGTATAATAGAAATACTATGGCTACTTATAGAGGACAAGAATCAAAGAGTTCTTACGATGTTGGATTACGACCACCAATGGTAAGTTGGACGGTAGTTAAAGGCGACACAGCAGCATTTAGAGTTTATACAACGGACGATAATAAAGATCCACTGATTATTGAGGACTGGGATATTCGCTGTGAGTTCCGTCGTCCAGATATTCAAAATAACATAGATCAAGACTCTGCTGGAACTATTTTTACTGTTGTTCCAGGTCCAACTCCAAATGATGAAATTGGTGAATTTACTGTTTCTCTAACATCTGCTCAGACAATTCAACTTCGTACTGGTGACGTATTTGATGTTGAGCTAAGTGATGCTGATAGAGTCTGGACAGTTTGTCAGGGTAGAATGATAGTTATTGAGGATGTAACTGACTAATGGCAACTGCTGTAATTATTGACGATTACAGTAAGAGGGTAGCAATTCCTAATGCCGTTAATTATCCAATAACACAAATAGAATATTCTGCACCACTTACTAGGGTTGAGTCTATACTTCCATTTAGGGTTAAAATCAGTACTGTAATGATTGAAGGGTTTTCTTCTTCAAACCCTCCAGGAATTGGAATCCAAATAATTGGGTTCTCAAACTACATCATTTAATTGTATAAATAATTATGTTATAATACAGACATGGCAAAATTATCATTATCAAGTTTGAAGACTTACTTCCAAACTGGTGATCGTCCAAGTCAAACTGACTACGAAAACCTTATTGACACAACAGCAGCGCAGTCAACAGATTTAGGTTCTGCTGGTAATAACGAAAATACAATCACTGGAATTGAGAATGCAACAGTCATTGATAATTTTGATGCAACAGTATGGAGAATGGTTAAATATATCATCTCCATTAAAAAGACTTCTGCTGGCGCAAATAAGTTTTATGCCACAGAAATGACAATCCTCGTTGACGGTACAAATGTATCGGTTAGCGAATATGGAACAATTGACAACGATGGGAATATTGGCACCATTAGCGTCTCCAGGGTCAGCGACACAGTTGCCCTCACTGTGACACCAGTAGCTGGACAAACCCCTATAACCGTACGTTATGCACGTATGGGCTTGAAGGCATAGACAAAGGAGATAAAAAATGGCAACAGTAAATAAAGATTTTAAAATTAAAAATGGCCTGGTAGTTGAAGGTCAAACAGGTACAATCAACGGCGAAAACATTCTTACAGAAGGCGCTGGAGACGAATACATTCTTGACCTCATTGGCGGAGAAACACTTATCACATCTGTTGATAGCGATGACTTTACAGTAACTGCTGGAGAACTTACAATTGCAGCAGGTTCAGATATTGCAAGAGATGGTGATATTACTTCAGCAATTGATGCACTTACAACAGCAGACATTGAAGAAGGTGTAACAAACCAGTACTTTACAACAGCAAGAGTTGATTCACACCTTTCAGGTGGAGATGGAATCACATACTCACAGGGAACAATTTCTGCAGACCTTGGAGTAGGTCTTGAAATTGTAAGTGGTCAAATTGTTGTAGATCGTCCAATAGTAGATGATTGGTACGATGCAAACGGCGCAGCAGAAGATGTTCAAGACAACCTTGATAGCCACACAAACGCTTCTTCAGGTGTTCATGGACTTGTGGTAGGAGATGGAAATGTTGTAGGTACAAGCGCCCAACAGACACTTTCTAATAAGACTATTCAGGACCCAACATTTCTAATTGGTGGTGGAGCAGGAGGTATTACTATTGATACCACTGAAATTGCATACCTTGATGGTGTAACATCTAACATTCAAAATCAACTTGATGATAAGGCGCCACTGGCTTCACCAGCACTAACTGGTACACCTACTGCCCCAACAGCAGCACCAGGAACTAACTCTACACAGGTTGCAACAACTGCATATGCAGACGCAGCAGTAGCAGCACTTGTAGATGGAGCACCTGATCTTCTCAATACTCTTAATGAGTTGGCAGCAGCACTTGATGATAATCCAGATGTTATTGGTGATCTTCAAGACATTGCAGCAGGCAAGCAAGATACATTAACTGCAGGCGACAACATTGACATTACTGGAGTAACAATTTCTGTAACTGGTCTTGACACAGCAGATGTTGCAGAAGATGCTTCACGACTATACTTCACAAACCAAAGAGCACTTGACGCAACATCAGCAGCATACGATGTAGCAGGTGCAGCAGCACAGGCTCTTGAAGATGCAGAGGCATACGCAGATGCACTTACAACTTCAGATATTGCTGAAGGTACAAACGAGTACTTCACACAGGCTCGTGCTCGTCAATCACTATCTGCAGGAAATGCAATTAGTTACAATAACGGAACAGGCGAAATTGCAGTAGATGCATCACAACTTGACTCAGACGATATTGAAGAAGGTTCAACAAACCAGTACTTCACATCACAAAGAGTAAGAGATGTATTGGTTAATGCAGATAAGACAAATATCACAATTACTGATAATGCTGGAACTCTTGTAATCACCGCAGAAAACGGTGTAGCAGATTCTGATACTGATGATCTAACAGAAGGTACTTCAAACCTCTACTTTACAACCCAGAGAGCACTAGATGCAATAAATGGATCTCCAATTACTCCAGCTTCTGTTACTATTGATGGAGTTACTAAGCAGGTTGCAGGTCAGCGAACAGAAATTTCTGTACCGCAAACTGTAACACCACTTTCATGGAATGTATCGCAAGGCAGAAGTGCTAAACTGTTAGTAAAAACCTCAACTGCTTCTCATTCAGAAGTTTCAGAAGTATTACTAACATTAGATTCATCAAATAACGTAGCAATTACAGAATATGCAAATATCTCAACCAATGGTCCGCTTATGTCCATTGCGCCAAGAATAAGTACTCCTTCTGGAATGACTTACGTAAATATTGATGTAACAACTACTGAAAACAATTCAACAGTTACTGTTTTCGGAACACTACTAGCATAATTAACTAAAGGAGACACTAAGTGGCAACGGTAAACAAAGACTTTAAAGTTAAAAATGGGTTAAGCGTTGCCCTTGGTGGATCTTTTGGCGGTACAGTAACAGTATCAAATCCTACATTAGGTACACACGCAGCAACTAAAGACTATGTAGATAGTGTAGCTGGAGGAATTGATGTTTCTGATACCCCTCCAGTATCTCCAGAAAATGGAGATTTATGGTTTGACACCATAACCGAAAGAGTTCATGTTTACTATAGTTCTCAGTGGATTGCTATTGCAACTCTTGAGGATTCAGAAGTTTTGCAAGACCACATTCACGATACATCTATTGATGGAAATGGTTTAATTGCAAGTGTTTTCGTCAGTGGTGGTTCATATGATGAGCCAGGGTATTTGGTAAGTGCTGGACAATACAATACTAATTCATGGGAAGCCACATGGGTTGGTGGAGAAGCAATAGATAATTTTAACTAAATTGTCTGATATAATATACAAATACTAGAGGAGTATAAAAATGGCAACAAGAATGCAACAGCGCAGAGGAACTGCTTCTCAGTGGACCTCTGCAGATCCAATTCTAAACGTAGCAGAAATTGGATACGAAACAGACACAAATAAGTTTAAGATTGGTGATGGAACTAACCACTGGTCAGACCTCTCATACTTCTCAGATAGTGACTCAATATCTAACCTTATTGCTGGAGCACCAGGAGCACTTGATACTCTAAATGAGCTTGCAGCAGCAATAAATGATGATCCAAACTTTTTCTCAACAGTAGCAACAAACCTATCTAATCACCAATCTGATACAACAGATATTCACGGAATTGCTAATACGGCAGACCTTGCAACTCAGTCTTTTACAAATAGCGCAGTAACAACACATAATAACGACACAACAAACGTTCATGGAATTACTGACACCTCAGTTCTCGTAACACAAGATGGTATGGAAGAGTATGTTGGAACTGCAGTTGGAAATGCAACAGTTGATCAGTCAGAACTTGCAGGAACAGGAATTGACTGGAATGCAGACACAGATCAGTTTGATATTGATAGCACAGTAGCAACAAAGACATATGCAGATGGAGCAGTAACAACACACAATAACGACACAACAAACGTTCATGGTATTGCAGATACTTCAGTTCTTGCAACTACATCAAATGTTGCAACTGCTAAATCAGAAGCAGAATCAACAGCATCTGGATATGTTACAACACACAATGATGATACAACAAACGTACACGGCATTGCAGACACTAGCATACTAGTTACAACAACTGGAACACAAACTTTAACAAATAAAACAATTACATCTCCAGTAGGGATTGTAAAAGCGGATGTAGGGCTTGGAAATGTTGATAACACAGCAGATGCAGATAAGCCAGTGTCAACCGCACAGGCTACAGCGATTGAAACTGCTAAGACAGAAGCAATTGCAGATGCAACTGCTCAGGTAAATGCAGTTCTTGATAGCGCACCAGCAGCACTTAATACTCTTAATGAACTTGCTGCAGCACTCGGAGACGACGCTGATTTTGCAGGAACAGTAACAACTAGCCTTGGATTAAAGGTAGACTCTTTAACACCTATTACTCAAAAGACTGCTTCATACACACTTTCAACATTGGATCACAGAGATGATTTAATTGAAATGGGATCCTCTTCAGCACTTACATTAACAATTCCTCTAAATGCAACAATTGCATACCCAATCGGAACATCACTAGATATTCTTCAGACGGGAACAGGACAGGTTACAATTGCAGGAGCAGTAGGAGTAACAGTAAATGCAACACCAGGATTAAAGCTAAGAACTCAGTGGTCATCTGCAACTCTTTTCAAAAGAGCAGAAAATACTTGGGTTGTCTACGGCGATTTAACAGCGTAATACAATAAACTAGGAGATAAAAATGGCAGCAGGGAAAAAAGCGGGTAAGAAGTCTCAGGCATCAAATGACTTCTTAGAACCATTAGCTCCAACAGATGTTACAGCAACAAATGTTGGAACTGCACGAGCATTTAATAATGGTGCAGCAACTGTTTCTTTCTCTCTACCAGCACTTTCTCCTGCAGCCACATCTTTTACAGCTACCTCATCTCCTGGAGGTTTTACAGGTACTGGTGCAACTTCTCCAGTCACTGTAACTGGTCTTCAATCTAATACTGCCTATACATTTACAGTAACAGCAACAAATGCTGCAGGAACATCTACTGCTTCGTCAGAATCTGCTTCAATTACTGCAACAACAGTTCCAGCTAAACCTTCAGCACCAACTGTAACTACACAGGTTAATCAAGATAACGTTTCTTGGTCTGCCCCAGCAAATGGTGGTTCTGCGATTACTGGATATACTTGGGCATCTTCTGATTCTAAGGGAGCAACAGTATCAGGATCAACTCTAAGCGCTGCAGTAGCTCAAGAAGGTGGCACTTCTCAGACATACACAGTTTATGCAACAAATGCTAATGGAAATTCTGAAACTTCAGATGCTTCTGGTTCTATTACAACAACTCCACCATTTTTCCCTCCATTTTTCCCACCATTCTTCCCGTTCTTCCCTCCATTTTTCCCACCTTTCTTCCCGTTCTTCCCGTTCTTCCCACCGTTCTTCCCACCTTTCTTCCCGTTCTTCCCACCGTTCTTCCCACCGTTCTTCCCACCGTTCTTCCCTCCATTCTTCCCGTTCTTCCCAAGATTTGGATACTCATCTGCGAGGTTTAAGCACAGTATAATGAGGGTTGTAAACATCAATTCATAAAAGGGGTAGTTAAATAACATGGGGTCAACTGAAATTGATTTTGAAAAAGCCATACAAGCTTTAAACCCAGTAACCTGGATATATAATAATGATCCTAAAAATATTAGGCAACTAGGATATATAGCAGAAGAGGTTAATGAGGTAGACTCTTTAAAGTATATGGTTATCTTAGATAAAGAAGATAAGCCTATGGCTCTTAGGTATGACATTCTTTCTGTTTATGCAGTAGAAGTTTTAAAGATCTTAATGCAAAAAATAGAAAAACTAGAAGACGAACTAAATACATTAAAAAATAAATAATTATTCTTATAAATCAACTATATGGTATGATTGATTAAATAAGATTGGGGCATAAACTTATGGGTTTAAAGTTTGGTACATTGTGGTTTGGAAATAAACCAACATTGTTACAGCAACTCTCATGGAATTCATATATTTATCATGGACATGAACTAAATATATATTTATATGATATGTCTATTGAGGTACCAGAGGGTGCCATAAAAAAAGATGCCAATGAAATTGTATTAGAAAAAGATATATTTCTAACAAAATTTGATAATGAACTCTTTGGAGGTGGGCATGCACAGTTTGCTGATTTCTTTAGATTGCATATGTTAAAAAACACAAATCTTATTTGGACAGATTCTGATTCCGTCTGTTTAAAAGATGAGTGGCCAGATCCAGAACCATATCTTTTTGGATTTCTTATAGACAAGCCTTACCCAGCAAAAGAGCCAGTAAGAATTGGCAATGGTATTTTGTATATAAATGATAAAAAGATTTTAAATGAATTAATTGATAATTTTGTTTTTATACCAAATGGATCACAAAAGGATCAAATTGCAAATGGTCCAGAGCTACTTACAAAAATAATTGAAAAAAACAATTTAACAAGTTTTGCCAAAGAAGAGAGTGTGTTTAATCCAATAAGGTATTCACATATAGATAGCTTTTTAGATCCAATAAGTTTTGAATATAGTAAAAAATTAATACGTAATAGTGTTGCTGTATCTTTATTTTCTTCTTCTTGGAAAAGACATCAGGTAGAAATTCCAAGCATGTCTTCTACTCCACAAGAAAATACTTTAATTGGGTATTTAACTAAAAAATATATGGCTAAGCAATTAAATTTAACAGAAAAAAAGGGAGAAACAAATGGAATATAATAACTTACAAGTACAAGATGAAAACTCAAACTACTGGTTTACTAAAGATAGATCAGAAACAGCATCAAACAGAATCCCTCCACGACAGCTCAAAGATGGCATTGTCGCTGAGAATCTTGGATTAGGCCTGCATGTATATCATGATACATTTTCTAAAGCAGATGCTGATAGATACATAAATATTCTTGAGTCAAATCTGTCTGGTGACAAAAAACATAAATGGTCAGAAGCTCAGGTAACTAATTCTACAACTCCTATCAAGAAGGCTAGAGACTGTGTAGACTTTAAGTACAAGCAGGAAAACTTAGGACCAAGAGATGAAACAAACTCAGAACTTTTAGATCTTCATGAAGAGATCTATCAAAAATTAAAGTACTGCATTGATGATTACGCTGCATACTGGGGAATCAATGTTGTTTATTATGAAGCATTTAATTTTGTAAAGTATGAAGGAGAAGGAACACACTTTAATATTCATGCTGATCATGGTCCAGCCTACAATTGCACAGTATCTGCAGTAATCTATATTAATGATGATTACGAAGGTGGAGAAATAAAGTTCCCAAGACTAGACAACTATGTTCATACACCAAGAGTTGGAGATATAGCAGTATTTCCTTCAAACTATATTTATGAGCATGCATCTCTTCCGATGAAGTCAGGTACAAAGTACTGTGTTGTGGTAATGACAGATATTAACGAGCTAGGTCATAAGTAGTGTCACTAATAGCTACATTTAAATCTTATAGGCCATGGCTAAATAAAGAAAGTATTTCTGTTCCTGTTCCAACACAAAAAGAAATTCCAGACTGGTACAAAGATGCAGATAGATTTGCAAAGATGCCAAATGGGGAATACTATAAAGCGCCAAAAGAGGTTTGTCCATTTCCAAAAGAGGGAACTACTGATGATTATGGAAAGATTCCAACATGGAAAGCATGTCCTGCAATCATGGATGCATTTTCAACTGGATATGTTTTTAAAACCCCTTGTGACTTAACATTTTTTAAAAACTCGCAGGGTATAATTAATGTAAAGATTGAAGACTCTAAGTATCAAGACTTTTGTACTCAGAGACCTCCTATGCCACAGTTTGAACATCCGCATGGATACTACAAGTATCATTTTGCATGGTCTGCTGACTGGGGATTAAAACTACCAGAAGGATATAGTGCACTATTCATGACACCAATGAATAGATTTGATCTTCCATTTTTAAATACCACTGGTGTTGTTGATTCAGATAAAGTTCATCTTCTTGGAAGTTTTCCATTTTTTATTGCAGATGGTTGGGAAGGAACAATTCCAGCAGGAACTCCGTATCTTCAGATTTTGCCATTTAAAAGAGAAAACTGGGATCATAATATAGAGATTTTGAATCAATCAGAGATATATGGTAATATGGTTGATAATTCAAAATTTTATCGTCAACCAGATGGCGGTATATATAAAAATAAAGTATGGTCAAGAAGAGAATATAGATAGATGGTAACAATGTGATAAAGTTAGTTCAATTAGATCCTAATGGTTTGTGTAATCTTGGTTGTTGGTTTTGTCCTGTAGCATATGATGGAAACCCAGCAATTGGTAGAAAAACCATGTCTATTGAAACAATTAGGTCTATTCTTGAACAGCTAAAGGCTGGTATTGGAGATTTTGTAGATCCACAGTTTTCTTTTATTTATACAGCACACTATAACGAAGTTTTGCTTTATGAGCATTTTAAAGAAATGCTTGATTTGTTTAGAGAGCATGGAGTTAGAACAGTTGTACTAACAAATGGTTCTCCATTAACAAAAGAAAAGATGGACATTATCAAAGAATATAGTGATGTAGTTGATTTAATCCACTTTAATACACCTTCCGCTGATGCTGCTACCTGGTCAAAAATGACAGGTAAACCTGAAAAAATGCACCAAAGAGTTATGGACAACATTAGATACGCTATAGATAATTTTCCTGTTGAAAAAATTTCAATGCAAGTTAATGGAATTAACCAAAGTTCACTTAGATATACAGAGTTATTGGAAAATGCTCCTGAAATAAATTTAGATGATAATACTGGAGATACAGCAATTGCTCTTAAGCAAATGAAAGAGTCATTCCCAGAAATTAGAATATTTCCAAATATATCTTTAGTTGACAGAGCAGGAAATTTAGATACTCGTAAAATAATGAAAAATAAAATAAATAAAAAGGGCAAGGTTATTGGCTGCAATAATATGGGAAGTAGGACTGAAGATTGGATACATATAAATGCTAATGGAGATGTATTCTTATGCTGCAATGACTATGAGTTTGAAACAATATTTGCTAATATTAATGAAAAGCCAATAAAGGAAATATGGGAAAGCCAAGAACGCAAAAATATGATTAAAAATTCTTATGAAAATTTTTGCACAAGCTGTGTTCATGCAGTTTGGAAGGAATAATAAATATAATTGCTATAAATATGGTAAACTGTTAGATAGCAATATAGTCTAAAAATATAAAGAGGGAGCAATAAATGCAAACGTGGACAGAAAAACAAAATCTTGGAAATGGAATATTCTGTTACAAAGGTGTAATTAAAAAAGAAATTGAAGTAATTAAAAGAATTGAAGAAAACCTTAAGCCAGTAGGAGATACGACTGGATACAGTTGGCAGCCTGCCTATGTTGGATATAAACAATTAATGCCAGACTACAGAGATTGCAATGATTTTAAGTTCAAGAAAACAGACATTGAAAATGATACAAGTGAAACAAGCTTAAACCTTCAGTCACTATGGCAAGATCTATACGATGTTAAGTCTCCAGTAGTAGAAGACTATTGCAAGATGCACAATATTCATAACCTAAAATATTGGGAAGCATTTAATTTTATTAAGTATGGTCCAGGACAGCACTTTATGGAACACCATGATCATGGATTCTCATATAACTGTACTGTATCACTTGTAGGATATCCAAATGATGACTATGAGGGTGGAGAGTTATTCTTTAGACTTCAAAACCTAAAGGTTAAGCCAGAAGCAGGAGATCTTTTTGTGTTTCCATCAAACTACATGTATCCTCATCAGGCAATGCCAGTAACATCTGGACTCAAGTACTCTATTGTTACAATGCTTGATTACAGTAAAAAGTTTCATACTCCAGAAATGTATAGCGCAGAGGCAGACTAATGATAAATGTTATAATTGAAAAAGACTCACACTCTTTATTTGATATTTCTCCTATGTCTATTAAGAGAGACTGGATGGATGTCTCATCAGAAAAACATGCATACCATTGTTTTCCTGTAACACAGGCAAATTCAATTGGTTGGAGTATTTTTTGTAAACAAGATGTATGTTTTGAGTGGGATGGGATCAATAGTGAGCGTCCAGACAATGTAAAAGTTTTTGGACCAGATAGAGCTTATTCTGGAAGAGGTCAGTCATCAATAAGTTTTGATACTGGTCTATACTTTAGAACAGAAGAAAATTTTAGCATTATTACAATAAATCCAGTCAATTATTATAGCGACGAGTTTGAAACTATGTCTAACGTTATAAGTACATCTTTTTATGACAATCCTCTGCCATTAGCAATTAAAGCAAAAGCAAAAGCAGCAAATAAAATTACAACAATAAAGGCAGGAACCCCACTTGCAACAATAATTCCTATCTCTTTAACAAGCTTAAATAATACTGTTATTCAAATTAACAAATACACGGATCCAGATGGAAAAAAACAAGCAGCAAATAAATCTTATGGAGATGCAGCACAAGAAATTAACAAGGTAGGAAAATGGACAGACTGGTATAGAAATGCAGTAAATGAAAAAGGTGAATCTTTGGGTAGCCATGAGGCTAAAACCATAAAGCTTGGAGTAATAGATAATACGAAGGATGATATAATATAAAAATGGAACAAAACAAAGATGAATATACAGTAGTAAAAAGATCTCCGTCAATAACCCCATCTGGATGGTTTGGAGACAGCAAAGACATGATTGTAGAGCTAGAAAACTTCATGACTGAAGAAGAGATTGAGTTTTTAGAAAAAGCAGCAAAATCTCTAACTATCTGGGATGTAACACAAAGCCATGTAAATGAAAACGGCACTGTTGTATATGACTCAGACTACTGGAAAGATAGAGTAGCAACAACTCCTAGTCTTGACAAAAATGATCCTAGAATTGCCCCAGTTATAGCTGGTTTATTTCAAAGACTAAAACCAATTGTTGAAGATTTTTATAAGGTAGAAGTTGTACCAACTGGAACTACAATTGTTAAATGGCTTCCAGGGCAATTTCAAAAGCCTCATGCAGACAAAGAACTTCATGAAGGACCAGATGCTGGACTTCCAAATGATTTTCCAAACTATGATCTTTCAAGTTTGTTTTATTTAAATGATGATTATGAAGGGGGAGAATTATATTTTCCTCTGCAAGGTGTGCAATTTAAACCTAAGAAAGGTGCTGCTTATTTTTTCCCAGGAGATAAAAACTATATCCATGGAGTAAGTGAAATAAAAAGTGGATTAAGATTTACATGTCCATTTTTTTGGGAAATTACGGCACATACAGGAGACAGAAAGCCATGAGTCAAAATACTTTAGAAGCCATTGAAATATATCCTAAAATATTTGTATATAAAAATCTTTTTAAGAATATAGAACAAACCTATGAGTTGTTAAAAAATTCTACAGGAGAAGAAGATGGTATTTTTAGTCCATGGACTCAATGGGCTCATTTCGGAGAATATTTAAGTCCTATGTTTAAGGGTTACCAATCTAATTTAAGAATTGACTTAATTGAGGAAATAGAAACAAAAACAGAAAAACAAGAACTTCAAAAGCTTGCAATCCTTGAACTTTTTAAAAATTTTTATTTAGCTACTGAAGACTATGCTTTACGTAATGGTATAGAACTTGACAAAACAAAAACGGTATTAGCAAATAATGGTCAACTTATGGAAGAATGGCAAATGACTGGACCATCTATAGCAAGATATAAAACAGATATTGAAGACCCACTAGCAATGACCTATCATTCTGATTATATTCGTGAGCCAATAACAAGTCCAGGGTATAAGTTTGCAATAACTGCTCTTTGTTATTTTAATGACGACTATGAAGGTGGAGAGATAGACTTTATTGTTGATGGTGAAGCATACATGTATAAGCCAAAGGCTGGAGATTTTTTGATTTTCCCATCAGGTCACCCAGATGTATTAACAAAAAATGGATCTGTTTACATACATGGCGTAATGCCTGCAACGGGAGCAAACAAGTATCTTTCTAGAATGTATTGGATGAAATATTCTGTAGGCAGTCCTGAGTGGTTTGAAAAAGAAAAAGAGTTTGGTAAAGAAGTTTGGGCAGAAATGCAACCATCTATTATAGAAGAATTTAGACTAGATAATCCAAATAAAATTAGCGCTGACAAAGAAAGAAGGATAAAATGAATCTAAACAATAAAAAAAGAATCACAAAAGATATTGTTATTTATGAAAACTTTATTAGTGATGAAGATTGTAAAAAAATGATTCAGGCACTTGATGCTCAAGCAGAAGGTGGAAAGTTGTCATGGATGCCTATTTCATTTTATGAATCATATTCTTCTGTTCTTCCACAAGATAACGATCAAGAGGTACTTGATGCTGGATTATCTCCAACTATTTTTTCAGACATTGAAAAAACAATGCCAGAAGCAATTGCTTCAGTTCACGATCTTGATCCAAAAACAATTTGTAAAATTGGATATCACACACAAAAATGGGAACCTGGAGCATACGCAAGAGTACACTCAGACAATACTGATGCTGAAGGAAACTCTGGCGCATTTACAAGAAGTAGATATGCTGGGTTCCTTTATCTAAATGATAATTTTAAAGGTGGACTATTAAGATTCCCAGGACAAGAAATAGAAATTGAGCCAAAAGTTGGAATGCTTGCTGTCTTTGACGGTGGCTTTAACAATATGCATGAAGTTACTTTAATTGAAAGCGGAGTAAGATACACCATAGGTTCATTCTGGGATGACAGAGAAGAAGATGCTTATCCGCAAGAGCTAAGAGATGCTTGGGCAGCAGAAATGAAAGCAACAAGAGAACAGCAAGAGATTGAAAGAGCAGAGTGGCAGGACCTTATTAAAAAGGGCTATAAAATAGATAAAGATGGTAATAAGTATAAGATAGAGGAGTTAAATCGCAATGAGTAGTTTCTTAAGAAAAGAACTTATTGAGGACAACTATAGCGTTGTAGATATTTCAGATAGCATTTTGCTAGTAGAAGATTTTATCTCTAAAGAAGAACTGCATCAAGTATTAGACATAATTAACTCCACAGAAGAAACAGAGTGGCACGTTGCTTATCAGAAAAGTTTGGCTGAGTTTTGTTTAGAAAAATTTGGTACAACGGATGTTCAAAAGCTAGTTGATGAAGGCAAATATGAAGTTACTAAAGGATGGGATGATAAAATTCTTGAAATTCAGCAATATGATATAGCTAGAGTACTTCAAGAAAGAATACAAGATTTAGTTAAAAGAGCAGATGAAAATTTAATAGTAGGTGGCATGGGAACTATACAAAGAATGCAAACTGGTGTTGAATTAAAATCTCATGTGGATCAAGACACAGACCCATCTATTAGATATGCTGCAATCCTATATATTAATGAAAATTATTCTGATGGAGAACTTTTCTTTAAAAATTTTGACATCACGTTAAGACCAAAACCAGGGTCATTGCTTGTTTTTCCAGGTGACCCAGAACATGAGCATGGAGTAAAGCATGTGGGGGATGGTCCAATAAGACATGTCATTACAGCCTTTATAAAAGTAAAAGATTTTTACGTTAATAACAAGTACTAGAGGAGAAAAATATGAATAAAGAAAAACTAGACCCAAAAGTATACTACTACACTGATGCTATTGAAGACTTTGATACTTTTAAAAAAGTATGGAAAGAGTTAGATACTCTTGAGCAATACACAGAGTCAGGGGTAAACGTTTGGAATCCCTGGACTTCTTCTAACGATAAAACTTTTATTTATGGAGAGACAAAAACTTTTGACATCAATGCGATAAATAACCTTACTGGTGAGGTAGCGGAAAAAAGCAAATATATATATGACGCTATCATGACTACAATGTACAATGTATGTAAGGACTATGCTTCTTCATTGGGTGATTTTGATGAGCCAAGACTTTTTCCAACCTTTAATATAAAGAAATACAACACTGGAATGGGAATGGGTGCACATTTTGACCAACTAGATGGAGACAAAACTTTAAGATACTCTCTAGTTATGTATCTAAATGATGACTGTGAAGGCGGAGAAATATCTTTCCAGTTAAAGGATTATGATGGAGGATGGACTAGTGCTGACGGTTTTTCTAAAGGATCAGCACCAGCTGTAGATTTAGACTATGATATATCTGTTGAAAATAAAGCAATTGATTTTGGGCTAAAGCCAAAAGAAAATAGTGTTATTATATTTCCAGCATTTCCACCGTATTTTCATACAGCCCATATTGTAAAATCTGGGGTTAAGTATATGATACCTGGCCATTGGATTCATAACAATATGGACATTAATAAAAATCAGAGTATGTAATTGAAAACAGCAATTGTAACTGGGGCAAGCAAGGGCGTTGGACTAGAAACAGTAAAACTACTATCTGAAAATGGTTACAAGGTTATTGCTGTTTCAAGAGACCTATCTAAGGTATCTGATCTTGTATCTGATAACGTTGAGGTTTATCAACTAGATATAACAGACTCAAAAGCCATAGAGTTATTCTTTGAAAAATACAAAGACATTACGCTTGATCTTTTAGTAAATAATGCAGGTGGAGGAGCTGGGCCAACACAAATTATTAATGAAACTCCAGAAAACTTTAGAAGAGCTTATGACATAAACGTAACTGGCCCAATGTATATTTCTCAGCTATTTGTACCTTGTATGCAAAGATCAAATTCTCCAACAATAATTTTTGTAACATCAATAGGTGGAAACGTTCCCTATCCTGGTGGCGGTAACTATACAAATGCTAAAAGGGGAGAAATTGGATTATTGGAAACAATGAGACTAGAGTTTCCAGCATATGGCATTAAGATTACTGAGATATGTCCTGGAACAATTGATACTCAGGCAGAAAAGAAAAATGATGCACTGACCGCAAATGATCTTGCTCAGTCTATTTTGTGGGTATCATCATTGCCTAAACATTTTAATGTAAATAGTATAAACATTAGCCATATAAATAATACAATGTTTAGATAACAACTATTGTAAATCTAAAGCTCTACTATCATGTAATCATTTAGACTTTTTATTTTGTGCTTAAAATAAAACAAAAGTTGTGTTATACTTAGAGACTACTTCAGAAAACATGAAGTACTCAGCTTAATTTAACTTTGAAAGGTTTAAAATGTCAGATATATTTTCTTTTCGTTTAACAGAAGATTTTGTAAATAAATATTCAACACTTCCAGCTCCGTTTGGATATCAAGATGCAGGATCTAACTCACTTGGAGAAATTACGTTTATTCGTACATATTCCCGTGTGAAGGAAGATGGAACAAAAGAAAGATGGCATGAGGTTTGTAAGCGTGTAATTGAAGGAATGTACTCAGTACAGAAGAACCATGCCAAAGAGAATCGTTTGCCTTGGAATGATAATAAGGCACAGAAGTCAGCACAAGAAGCCTTTCAAAGAATGTTTGAATTAAAGTGGACACCCCCAGGTCGTGGTATGTGGACATTTGGAACTCCTATGACTATGGAGAAGCGTAACTCTGCAGCCCTTCAAAACTGTGCAATGGTATCTACTAGAGATATTGACCGCAATGACCCAGGAGCCCTGTTCTCGTGGGTTATGGATGCCCTTATGCTGGGTATTGGAGTAGGGTTTGATACATTAGGTCAAGATAAAGAAATGCCTATCTACAGCCCTACAGAGCCTGTAAATACCTATGTTATTCCTGATACTCGTGAAGGCTGGGTAGAGTCAGTAAAAATGCTTTTAAACTCATACCTTCGTCAAAATCAAAATATTCAAAAGTTTGATTATTCTGAGATTCGCCCATTAGGTGCACCAATTAAGGGGTTTGGCGGAGTAGCATCTGGACCACAACCACTAATTGATTTACATAATAGAATTGATAAAGTAATTGGAGGAAGAGCAGGGGAAAACCTTGACTCACGTGCAATTACAGATATCATTAATCTTATTGGAACATGTGTTGTTTCTGGAAATGTTCGTCGTTCTGCAACACTAGCACTTGGTACTCCAGAAGATGAAGACTTTATTAATCTTAAGAATCCAGAAGTATTTCCAGAACGTAACTCATATGATCCAGAAAAACCAGGTTGGGCATGGATGAGTAATAACTCTATCTCTGCAACAGTCGGAACAAAGTATGAAGACTACGTAGACCTTATTAAAGATAACGGAGAGCCAGGTTTTATTTGGCTTGATGTTGCTCGTAATTATGGTCGCCTTGCTGATCCTGCAGACGGAAAAGACTATCGTGTAATGGGCTTTAATCCTTGTGCAGAGCAGCCATTGGAATCGTACGAACTTTGTACTCTTGTAGAAGTTCACCTAAATCGTCATGATTCTAAGGAAGACTTTCTTAAGACATTGAAGTTTGCATATCTTTACGGAAAGACTGTAACACTTCTTCCAACACACTGGCCAACTACAAACGGAATTATGCAGCGTAATCGTCGTATTGGTACATCCCTTACAGGAATTGCCTCATTTGCTGATAAAAATGGTTTGCCAATAACTCGTGAGTGGATGGATGAAGGATACAAAAAGATTCGTAGCTATGACAAGCAATATTCAGAATGGCTATGTGTTCGTGAGTCAATTCGTGTGACAACCGTTAAGCCATCAGGATCTGTATCACTACTGTCTGGTGCAACTCCAGGGGTTCACTGGGGCCCAGGAGGAGCATTCTATCTTCGTGCTATTCGTTTTGGAGACCAAGATCCAATGCTTCATTTGTTTAAAGCAGCGGGATATAAAATTGAAAGAGATTTAGTATCAGCAAATACTCAAGTAGTGTATTTCCCAGTAGCGTCTGGTCACCCACGTGCTGAAAAAAATGTTAGTCTATTTGAGAAAATTGGTTTGGCAGCAACTGCTCAGAAGTACTGGTCAGATAATGGTGTTTCTGTGACACTTTCATTTGATAAAGAAACTGAGGCCAAGTTTATTGCTCCTGCCCTTCATATGTACGAAGGACAGCTAAAAGCAGTATCATTCCTTCCAATGGGAAATCAAACATATCCTCAGCAACCTTATACTGAAATCACAAGAGAAGAATACAACGCATATGTTGGAATAATTGGTAAGATTGACTGGTCTGCTATTTATGATGGAGTTGAAAATCTTGAAGCACAGGGTGAAGCATATTGCAGCACAGATGCATGTGAGATTAAACTATATTAAGGTTTGCCCTGCTATAATTAAGGCTAAGGAGCAAAATGTCTAACCCATCAAACCTGTATGCTGAAAAGATTTATTCGGAACACCCGCTAGTTCTTTGGGCATTAGATGATAAGGTTGACTATATTGGTTTAATTTCTGAACAGCAAAGAAATATTGTAAATTCTTGGACTGTAGATAATGGATCAACATCTTTACAAACAGAATACATAAAAGAGCCATTTCCAGATAGCGTAGTAACACTGCTTGAAGTAGACGTACCTTCTGAAAATACAACAGAAGCATCTTTAATTAGTTCAGATATTATTAATTTGAGCGATTTATTAGACTCGTCAACATTTGCAATAGGAGCATACATATACTCAGATAGCAACTTTTTGCAAAGCATATCAATTGGATATGAATATACTGATCCAGATACTGAGTCAGTAGTTCAAGTTCTTAAAACCTTTACAACTACATTCTATGGGAAATGGGCATTTTTATCTGAAACATTTGAAACACCAAACATTGATGCAGAACTAAGATTAGTCATAAAAGTAACAGTGATTGAAGGCTCATCTTTACCATCAGAAAATTCATTCTATATTAATGGAATCACTTTAGGCCAACTGAATGAAGAGTTTAATACAAATTCCTATGGTATTAATAAGATTACTATACCAGGTGATGTTTCTGTATACGGTGGATCAGAAGCTGTAGAGGCTCAAGCTTATGGAATTGCAGAAGATTCAGGATATTACATTATTGACAATAACAAACTTACTTGCAAAAATACTAGTATGCCTTTGGTTTATGGAGCAAGTGGTGTAACAAAATTAATACCAAATGATATTCCGCAGCTAATACTTCCAGGTAAAGGATTTTTAAATAAAAAAGGACAGTATAACGATTATACAGTTGAATTTTGGGCAAGAATAAATTCAACTACATCTTCACCATTTAAAATTTTTGGACCAATTAATTCTGATGATGGAATATATGTTGAAAATGGATTTTTAACAGTTGTAATAAATAATAACTTTGCGTCATATTTTGTTTCAGAGTGGTCTAGACCAATGCTAATTCATCTTCGTATAATTAAAAATTCTGCATCATTGTTATTAAATGGGGAACAGGTAATTTCTTTATCATTTAATACAGATGACTTAGTACTTCCAAATGAATTAGATGAGCTTGGGAAAAATCAAGACTGGATTTATTTTGCCTCATCTGAAAATATATGCGAAATTGAAATTGACTGTGTTGCTATATATTCATATCAAGTACCAACGATTGTTGCAAAGAGAAGATGGGTTTATGGACAAGGTGTTGCCTCTCCAGAAAGCATTAACTCATCTTATAATGGAACAACAGCTTTTATAGATTATCCATTTGCCAACTATAGTGTAAACTATAATTATCCAGATTTTGCAAAATGGGATCAAGGAAGTTTTGATAATTTATCAACAACAACAACAAGCTTAAGAACTCCAGAATATTCTTTACCAGAAATATCAATAGGAAATAAGACTATTCAGAATCTATATAATGATAACAAAAATATACAAGAGAGCGACTCTGGAGCACTTATTGATAATCAATTTTTATCATTTAGACCAAATAATACTTGGAATAGTATAAACTCATATATAAACTTTCCAAAATTTAATTTGTTATCAAGTGAACTACATAGCCTCTATGGAGTTTTTAGCATAAGCGATCTTTCTTCAGATCAAATATTATTTAAAATATATAACGAACTAAACAGTGATTACTTTTTAATACTTAAAAATAATGATGTAATTGAATATTCATTAAACTATAATGGAATAAATGAGGTTCTGCACACAACAGATGAAATTGGCTCAAATACATTATTTTCAGTTGGGTTTGACATAAATAAAATATCTAATAGATTTGGAAATAATGTTTCTTCATTTTTTGGGAATACTAATAATTTAAAAATGTATGTTGCTGGAGATAACACTGGACAGTACTCATTTACTGGAAAGGTATATTCTATTGGCTTTTCTACTGAATTAAATTCTACAAAGAATGTTGATAATTTTGATGATGAAGGATTTGTTTTTATAGATAATGGACAAGATCTAATTGACTATACAGCAAGCTATACGTTGTTGCCTTCTATAGCCTACGATAAATATTTTCTAGATATTGGAGTTGCAGGATATTGGGAAGACTATCTTCCATTATCATATTTTGCACAATTTGTGAGAAATAAAGAAGGAGAAATTTTTTATGACTTAGACTTCTTACAGTTTAATGTTGGATACCCAGCAGTAACCAGTCTGGTAGAAAGTCAAGGCTCTTCTGATCTTTATTATAATACAGAAAACTCTCAAATTAAAAGCTATATAACTTTTCAACCTATAGTAGATGGTGCAAACAATCCAATACCATTTACAAATCAACAAGAATTAAATGAGTACAAGGTTATTGATGTTAATAATAATGAAGATTGGCTAACAACTAGATTTGAAATACTAAATAATACATTAGTATATCCAAATAAAACTACAGACTTTAACTCTATTGCAATAGTTTATAGTCTTGAGTTTAATAGTCGTGGAATATTAACAAAGCCATTGTCATTAAATACATTGCAAATAGCATCTCAATCATTTAATGATAATTCATCAAATCCAGTTGGTACTAGATTTGGTGTAGATCTTTTCCCATACAAAAAAACTGGAATTTATTACAACTATAAAGCAAAAAATCCATTTAGCATTTATAAAGAAAGTACACCATACCTGTATTTAACTGAAAACTCTGGAATAGCGGTTCGTGGAGAATTTAATCCTCTAGAAAATCGTGGTCTATCTTTACCAATTAATAAAGAGATGTCAAACGTATATAGCGTCAGTGCTATGCAGATATGGGCTAGATATGATAAAAATGTTTTTCCTCAAAATCCAATAGAAGTATTTGAAATTAATTATAAAGATAAACAAACTATAAAGTTTTACTTAAAAGCTAATAGCTCTGTTGGAGATAGAGGAACTATTTATGCATTAAATCAAAATGGTATTGAATATAACGGATTATCTTTTTATTTAAATGGAAACCTTGTAAAGCGACCAGTTTTGTCATTAAGGGAGTGGGCATCCATAGGAATTTCTTTTGCATCGCCATTAAGAGTTGATTCCTATCTTGGAAGCATTAACATAACTGGGCCACTTTTATTTAATAACATTTCTTATTACCAAGGAAGCAGCTTAAGAGAAATTGAAAGTAGTACTCAAAGACCTTGGATAAAAGTCTTAACTGATGGGCTAGAGACTTTTGACTGGTTATTTTGGGACAATAACTTTAGCTGGGACGAGGTTCTTATATTAGAATCAACAGAATTTTATGGGATTAATCCAACAGATATATATAAAACATATATTGGAACTAATAAGATTATTATTGATGATGGAGAAGGCTTAGTCTATCAGCCAGAAAAGCTAAAAATATATACTGATATAGAGTGGCAAACTAGTGTACTGACACCAGTATAGTCTGATATACTTATGGTTATGGAATCACTAATTAACCCAGAAACTGGTAAACCCTACGTACAAAATGTCCGCCGAAAGGTAATTGAGAAGCATTATGACTGGGGATTGTACGTATATAAAAAAGCAGATGGTTCATGGTTTACAGATGGAACTGGATCAGTTTTAAATATCCCAGCTGAACGTGGAGATATTTCTAAGATTGCAGAACTAAGAAAAGCAGCAATGCACCATGGAGATGATGGAGAAGGTACGGCTACATTCGTTCCAGGACTTCATAGAATTAGTGAAGAAGAGTATTCCGAACAAAAGGAAAGAATGATAAATGGTTTAATTCCAAGCATGAATGACTTAGGTGCGTGGGATGCAGCAAAGCAAACATTAGACAAGTATGGTAGAGGTGCAATGGATGAGTGATCAAGAATATATTAATGTAGGATTAAATACACAAAAAAAAGAAGAGAATATCTTTAAGTCACAAGATCCATTTAATAAGTCTTGGGATATGCTAAAAGATTATAGTGGTCTTGATCAAAACTTCCGTCGTAGAACAACTCGCAATCTTGCTAAATATGTTGGATCAGTAAATAGTCCAGAAACAAATCAGCAGTATTTAGATTCTGCCAGAGTTACCCCAAGTGGTGTAGATGCATCATCAAAACAAATTAATCCTGGAACTGTATATCGTAATGGATATGGACTATTTGATGTAATCACTCCACCATATAACATGTATGAGTTGGCTAACTTTTATGACACATCTTTTGCTAACCATGCAGCTATTGATGCTAAGGTGGAAAATGTTGTTGGTCTTGGATATCGCTTTGATCTAACAGATAGAACAATGTTAAGATTTGAAACAAATGAAGATAAAGAGTCTGTAGCTCGTGCTCGTCGTCGTATTGAAAGAATGAAGATTGAATTACGTGACTGGCTAGAAAACTTAAATGATGATGATAGTTTTACAAAAACAATGGAAAAAGTTTATACAGATCTTCAAGCAACAGGAAATGGTTTTATTGAAATAGGAAGAACAGTTACAGGAGAAATTGGATACGTTGGTCATATTCCAGCAACCACTGTTCGTGTTCGTCGTTTGCGTGATGGATTTGTTCAGATAATTGGACAGAAGGTTGTTTACTTTAGAAACTTTGGTGCTAAAAATCAAAATCCAATGGGAACTGATGCTCGTCCAAATGAAATTATTCACCTTAAGGAATATTCTCCACTAAATACATTTTATGGAATTCCAGACATTATGGCTGCTATGCCATCCCTTATTGGAGACCAGTTAGCATCACAATACAACATTGATTACTTTGAAAATAAGGCAGTTCCAAGATATGTTGTAACTCTAAAGGGTGCAAAACTTTCAGGGGATGCTGAAGACAAAATGTTTAGATTCTTACAAACAGGACTAAAAGCACAATCACACAGAACTCTTTACATCCCTCTTCCTGGAGATTCAGATGGCAACAAGGTAGAGTTCAAGATGGAGCCTATTGAAAATGGAATCCAAGATGGTTCATTTAAAGAATATCGCAAGCAGAATAGAGATGATATTTTAATTGCTCACCAGGTACCAATGTCTAAACTGGGTGGCTCTGATGCTGGTGGATCAGCAGCAGCCTTATCACAAGATCGTACCTTTAAAGAGCAGGTATCTCGTCCAGCACAAAAACATCTTGAAAAAATAGTAAATAAAATTATTAAAGAAAAAACAGATATATTAGAGCTCAGATTTAATGAGTTAACCTTAACTGATGAAATCGCACAATCTCAGATTATTGAAAGGTTTGTAAAGACCCAGGTAATCACTCCAAATGAAGCTCGTGAAATGATTGACTTGCCACAAAGACAGGACGGTGATGAGCCTTTCCAAATGAGTCCAAGACAAGCAACTGACAGCAGGGCAAATCTTGCTGGCAATCGTTCACGGGATGCAGAGAGAAGAAATAATAACTCAGACTCTACAACAACCGTGGCTGGAAGAAATCCACAGGGTGAAGGTAGATCATCTCAATAGTTGAGAAAAACTATAAACATAATGATATAATAGAAAGGCTATGTTGATAAATAAAGCTCATTGGGTAACAGAAGGCGACACCGTTCGCTTATCTATGCCACTCACAAAAGTAGACAAAGAACGTCGTATTGTATCAGGGTTTGCATCACTTGACAACCTAGATAAGCAAGACGACATTGTAACAGCTGAAGCGTCTATGGATGCATTTGCAAAGTTCCGTGGCAACATAAGAGAGATGCACCAACCATTAGCAGTTGGCAAAATGGTAGATTTTAAAGAAGATAAATATTTTGATCCAGAATCAAAGAAGTTTTATAAGGGCGTTTTTGTATCAGCATATGTTTCAAAGGGTGCACAAGATACATGGGAAAAAGTTCTTGATGGAACTTTGACTGGTTTTTCAATTGGGGGAAGAATGAATAAGTGGGATGATGCCTATGATGAAAAAGCAGATAAAAAAATTAGAGTAATTAAGCAGTACGATTTAGTTGAACTAAGTCTTGTAGACTCTCCAGCAAATCAGTTTGCAAATATCATGTCTATTGAAAAGGTTGATGGAGTAGATATTATTAAGGGAGACGAAACAGTCTTAGAGAATATTTTTTATGACAAGGAGTCAGGAATAGTTATTGCATCTGAAAACGAATCAGAGATTAGTCCTATAACTGGAGACCCAATGTCAAATATAGGTTTTGTTGAAAAAGCAGATACTGAAAAAACACAAATGATAAAATTCTTAGTTGATAGTGCTAAAGGCATTAGTACAATTAAGATTACTAAGGAGGTAAATCAAATGACAGAATCAACAGAAGCAACAGCAGATGTTGCAGTTGAAGTTGCAGAGGTTGCTCCAGAGGCACAACCAGCAGATGTTGTTGAAACACCTGTAGTTGCTGAAACAGTTGCTGAAGAGTCAGCAGTTGAAAAATCAGTTGACGGTGGTGCAGATTCTTCTGTTGCAGAAGCAGCAGTTGAAGTACAGAAAGCAGAAGAAGTAGTGGCAGCAGCTGCTATTCAAGTTAATGAAGAGTTTGCAAAAGCAATTTCAGAAATTAATTCTTCTCTTACTAATGCCTTTGGCGATCTAGCTGCAACCGTTAAGTCTATTAATGACCAGGTAGCAGCACTAACAAAGTCTCTAGAAACAGTTAAGGCAGAAGTTGCCGATGCTAAGGGGACATTTAATGAGTTTGGAAAGAGAGTAGATGCTGTAGAAGCAGATACTGCTTTCCGAAAGTCTGGCGATCTAGGCGAGATCGTTCAGGAATCACCAGAAGTGATTCAAAAATCCCTATGGGGCGGACGTTTCCTCACAAATTCCGACCTATTTAACTAAGGTATATATCACTAGGAGGTGAACAATATGTCAGAATCAACAAATATAGAAAAAAACTATCCAGGATCAGGCGGAGCAGGCAATGAGATTAACTCTCAGGGTGCATTCGTATCTGGAGGTATTGGTGGTGCAACTGGTTTGGACTCTGCAGCACAGTCTGTTGGAGATCAGCTAGGTAACACTGCTACAGCAGCATTTGGATCAACATCTGGCCCAAACGCAGTAAATCCGACTGGAGTCGCTGGTGGTATTCTAGCACCTGAGCAGGCACGTCGTTTTATTGATTACGTGTGGGACGCAACCGTTCTCGCTAAAGATGGACGTAGAGTTACAATGCGAGCCAACACAATGGAAATTGAGAAGGTAAACGTTGGAGAGCGTGTTATTCGTGCAGCAGCACAGGGAGCACCAGATTACACCAACGTTGGCGCAACATTTACAAAGGTAGAACTTACAACCAAAAAGATTCGTCTTGACTGGGAAGTTGCTACAGAATCACTAGAAGATAACATTGAGGGTGCAGCCCTTGAAGATCGTCTAGTTCGCTTGATGACAAATGCTTTTGCTAATGACCTTGAAGACCTTGCTATTAACGGTGTAGGCTCAGGAGATAACGCATTCCTTTCAATCATGCCTGGATTTATCAAGCAGACACGTGGAACAGTCGGAAGCGACGCACACGAGTATGCTGCAACAGTTGCAAACAATGAGTTTACAACATCTGTTATGCAGGGATTGCTTTTGGCAATGCCACGTAAGTACCGTGCACTTAAGTCAAACCTTAAGTTCTACGCAGGTACTGATGCATTCGCTGGTATCGTAAAGAATAACGGTACATTGGCTGATGCAGTAGCAGAAGCACTTGCTGGACAGACTCCAGGAAGCACACAGGCAAACCGTCAGGCATACCTTGATGGAACAGCACAGACTCTCGGAAACACACGCACAACTCGTGTACTAGGAGTAGATGTTCTTGAAGTTCCTTACTACCCTGCAGGATATGTAGATCTTACATTCCCACAGAACCGTGTATGGGGCTTCCAGCGTGACATCACTGTTAACCGTGAATACAAGCCAAAGAAGGATACTGTAGAATACACAGTCTTCGTACGTTTTGGTACACAATGGGAAGAGCTAGATGCAGTTGCATTCGTTGATGCAGACTCTGCAGACTCATAATTCCTAAAATAAGTATAAGGGAGGGCAGTTTAAAGCTGCCCTCCTTTTTCTTTATTCTGGTATAATTACAAATGAGGATAGGAGAATTATGACTCTAACAATAGAAGAATTATCAGGCAAAACTGTCATGGCACTTAAAGCATATGCAAAGAAAAATAATATTGAACTATTTGAAGCAAATACTAAACTTGAGATTTTAGAGATTTTGGCTAGTTGGATTCCACCAAAACCAAAAGAGGTAGTAGAAAAAGCAGGCAAGTCAAGTGACTTGACAGATAAAGTAGCCCTATATTCAGATAGAAACCTACACATGGATAATCTAGGGGCTTTAAAGGTAGGATATAACATCGTCTCAAAGGAGGCATCGGAAAAGTGGTTATCCCACAGGTTGGTCAGAATAGCACCACCTGAAGAAGTAGCCTCATACTACGGTAAACAATAATGTCAGTAATTCTTCGTCTTCCACCATATCCCCTTTCTGTTACATATAATGTCCCAGAGGCTAACACAGGATACATACTAGTTATTGATGACGTTCTAGAACAGTCAGAGTTAGTTGAGTATGTAACCTCTAACTCTAATGCCAAGATAGTATATTCTCTTGGAGAAGATTTTGTTAAATATGATAAGTCATACTCTGTAAAGATATATGAAGATTTGATGGAAAGTGGAAATGTATTAGCAGATCGTGGAAACATTGTTGTTGAAGATAACCTACAGATTGAAAGACCATACGTTAATCCAAATACACTTGGAACTAGTGCTACAGAAATAAAAGAATATACACAACATGAATCTTTAGCTAGAGCAATTATTGATTCAATTGTTGGTGGTTTTTATTATTCTAGAAAATTTTTAGAGGTTGTTGGACAACAAACAGACTACATACCTCTTTGGGATAGAACACATAAAATTGTTAGAGCATATGAAAATTCAAAACTAGTTTATGACATAGCAAATCCTGATGGCCCAATACTTGGGGAATACAACTATATTATAACTACTGATAAGTCAGCAATAACAAAAGATCCAGTAACAGCAATAGATTCAATTAATAGAGCAGAGAGAAGCCCACTTAGAATTCCTCTAGGTAGTTCAGACTCCTATGGAATATTTGACACAGAAGACAGTGGAAATACTCAAACAATAACTCCAGGGGTTGGATTTCCTTCAGGAGCAGACTATGTATTTTTGCTAGAGGTTGGATATCCAGTGGTACCTATTGATATTCAAGATGCAACAGCACTTTTAATTGATGACATTAAATGTGGAAAATTAGACTATTACAAGAGATATGTTAAGAACTATAGTACAGATCAGTTTAAGATTGAATATGACAAGAGAATGATGGAAGGTACTGGAAACATTATTGTAGACAAGATTTTGTCTAAGTATGTAAACAACATAGTTCGTCCTGGAGTTTTATAGTGATGACTTGTGATACTACAACTTTTATGTTTCCAATGAAAGCAGACATATACTTTCCAATAATCACACAAGGTGAATATGGACAGCCTAAAAAAGATTGGGTATTTGATAGAACAATTGCATGCAATGCTACATCTGTTGGTGGAGCAGGAAGTGAAGACATTAAGCCAGAAACCTTTTTACAGTATGAAAATAAACTTATTGCAAGAACACAGAATGACCCAAGATTTTCATCAAACAACTCAGGTAATGCTATTACCAATATATTAATAACAAACATAAGAGATTCAAGTGATCGCATAATTTATATAGAAACTGCTGGACCAAGATCTGGCAGAGGAACAATCTATGAAATAGCAACAGTAGAACCGTTTACTGGTGCCTTTGGTTCAATAGAATATTATAAAATGCTTTGGCGCAGAACCGAAAATCAAACGGTAGGCGACTAATGATAATTACAGCCAACTCTAGATCAATTAATGCTCAACTAAATAATATAGTAAATTATTCTTTTGGTTTTTTAGATGGAGTAGAACGTGGCAAAAAAATATTCTTTAATAAATTAGGCATAGGAGTTATTGAAGCTTTAGGTCAATATGTTGATGTCCAAGCAAGATCAAATCCAAACGCCTTGCATCACGTTTATGAATGGAATAAAACTGGTAGTCCAGGATCAAGACTATTTAATTTAACGCATAAAGTTAGCAACCTGGGGCTTTCAGTTAATTCTACTTTTACTCAATCAAGAAGTGTTTCAGAAAATATGAATACACCATTTTATAATAAAGCAAAAATTATGGAAGAAGGAATACCAGTTACTATTTCTCCAAAAAGATCAGGTGTGTTAAGATTTAACGGTCCAAGTGGAGAGGTGTTTACAAGAAGGCCAATAACTGTAGAATCTCCTGGAGGAAATGAAGTTTATGGGAGCTTTGAGTCAGCAGTTGATGAGTTTATGAGTAGATACTTTAAACAATCATTTTTAAAAGCTTCAGGGCTATATGACTATATTAAAAAGCCAACTATTTATAAAAATAACTTTAAGGCTGGTTCAAGAATGGGTAAAAGCAAGGGTGTTGAAACAGGGTTTAAGTGGATAACAAATGCAACAATTGGTGTAGAATAACATTATGACTATAGCAACAGATACTGGATTTCCACCAGCACTAATAAACGGATACATTCTTTCAGAACTAGCATTCCATGGATTAGTTGCGGATGCCGATTTACTCAGTCCTAGCCCAATGGTTCCTGCACAATTTCCAACCAATATTGAAGACTTATATAATGACAACGTTTCAATTAGACAAACAGATAGCCCTATACTAATAGTTTATGACAGACTGATGAGATTTCGTCCAACACCATTTTATGCTCACAAAAGAGAGCAGTTGATATATTTTATTTACTCTACAGATGTGGCTAAGCTCATAGACTCAGTAAGAGTAATATCAAGCGCCTTAGATCGTGAAGACTCTTCAGCCCAAGATGTCAATTCTTGGTCCATAGCAAATCTTGAATCCCCTAACATTTTTTTCCATAATACAAGGGTATATCAGGCAGACGAGAGCAGGGATGTGGCAGAACTAGCCTCAGCAAGAACATTATTTGTAAATAAGATTATTGTAGAATATGACTATCACGTCAAAACTGAGCCAAATTCTAGATATACATAAAAGGCTGTATAATTTAGTCTGAGGAAACAAACGCCGTACATTGCAAGACAACTTAATATAACTTTCATAAAGGAGATAAAATATGGCATATAGCCGTGGTACATCAAATAACATCATTGTTGGAGCAGCAGCACTTTTTATTGCTGATACAACACTAACTCCTGCAACTATTGAAGATTTTGATTCAAGTGAATCTTTTAAGGATACACTCTCAACATCACCAGCATCAAATTCCTACACTAACGTAGGATACACAATGAATGGTTTGGAACTACAGTTCCAGCCAGATTTTGGTGAAGTTCAGGTAGATCAGATTCTTGACGTTGCAAGACTATACAAGCAGGGTATGCAAGTTAATATGGCAACAGCATTTGCTGAAGCAACACTTGAAAACCTACTTGTTGCATTGGCATACCAAGAAGAAGAAATCTCAGGAAACAAGGCAGCATCTACAGGACGGGAACTAAATCTTTCCGCTGGAGATATTGGCGACGTTCCTGTAGAGCGTGGTATCGTAGCAGTTGGTCCAGGAACAGGTAATCCTCTAACAGCTGACACAGTAGAGCGTGTTTACACTGCTTACCGTGCACTCTCAATTGAGAATGTTACAGTATCTGCAAAGCGTGATGAGGCTTCAATGTTTGAAGTTTCTTTCCGTCTTCTTCCAGAGGATACATCTGGTTCATATGGTAAGATCGTAGATCGCACATACGGACAGTCATAATCTATAATTAGATTAATACAAAGGCCCACCTTTAACTAGGTGGGTTTTTTGTTTTTGTGATAGAATAGAAAGATTATGGCAACAACTGTATATCAAAGCAAAAATGTAAAACTAATTGATGGAACAGAATTGGAAATAGTTCCATTAAAAATAAAATATTTACGTGAATTCATGGAATCATTTGAAGATGTAAAAAAATCTAAAAATGATGATGAGGCAATTGATTTTTTAGTTGAATGCGTAAGAATAGCAATGAAACAGTTTTATCCACAAATATCTAAAAATAAATCAGATATAGAAGATAACATTGATATGCCAACCATATATAAGGTTTTAGATGTATCTGCAGGCATAAAAATAAATCAAAAGTCAGAAGAACCCGTAAAGGATCAAGCAACAGATAGTGGGTCATCCTGGCTTGATTTAGACTTAGCAAAAATTGAATCTGAAGTATTTTTGCTGGGAATATGGAAAGATTATAAAGAACTAGAAGAGTCTTTGTCTATGCCAGAGTTAATGATTACGTTATCAAGTAAAAGAGAACTAGATTACGAAGAGAAAAAGTTTTTGGCTGCTATTCAAGGAGTTGACCTAGAATCTAACTCTGAATCTGGCAAAGGACAAAAAGAGTGGGAAGACATGAAGGCTAGAGTATTTAGTCGTGGTGCAACTGGAGACAGTAATGATATTTTAGCATTGCAGGGATATAATGCTGAAAAAGCAGGGTTTGGAATTGGACTTGGCCTAGAGTATGAGAATTTAACTTAAAATAAGCCTGAACGTGCTATAATTAACATTAACCTATATAGGAGGAACAATGGCAACAACTACACATGAGGGCACGACCCTCACGTTAATTGATGGCACAAAAATTACAGTACGTCCTCTAAAAATCTCTCTACTTCGTCCGTTTATGAAGAAGTTTGAGGGTGTGGGAGCAGTGGCGGAAAACAATGAAAAGTCTATGGACATTCTTATGGAATGTGTTCAGATTGCAATGAAGCAGTACAAGCCAGAACTCTCAGAAGACGTAGAAAAACTTGAGGAAATCGTAGATCTTCCAACAGTTTACAAGATCGTAGAAGCAGCATCAGGAATTAAACTTGCTGAAGTTTCAGACGTTCTTGGCGTAACTATGGCTGAATAACTTAAAAGAGGTGTGGAACTAAATGGCTGATGTTAATGCTAATATTGACATTAATATTGATTCGTCTAATGCACTGACGCAACTTAAGTCACTGCAAAGACAAATCTCTCAGTTCCACACCTCAGTAGCCAAATCAAGTGAATCTGCAGCTATCGCACAAAGAGGTTTGCAAAAAAATCTTTTAAATAGTATTAACGCAATCAGTGGACTCACTGCTGAGATGCGAACAGTAAAAACTTCTGCAGAATCTTTTACAAATTCATTAGAAAAAAATAAGTTCTCAATGCGGGAGTATTTCCGTTATGCTGGAGCATCTACTAAAACCTTTGGTCGTCTATTTAAATCTGAGTTTGACACAATTGGCAGGGTAGCAGAAGAACGTGTAAAGAAGCTACAAACTCAGTATATCAAGATGGGCCGTGATACAAACGGTGCAATGCAAGCAATGGCCATTATGCCTACTAAGCTTGATATGTCTGATTATGCAACACAGGTTCAGTTAGCAGCACAGAAGCAGGCACTCTTTAATCAGCTAATGAAGCAGGGCTCTACTAACCTTCTTAACTTTGGTAAAAATACTCAGTGGGCTGGTCGTCAGCTTATGGTTGGTTTTACCCTTCCACTTATGGCTGTTGGAACAGCAGCAGCAAAATCTTTTATGGACATGGAAGCTCAAGCGATTAAGTTTAAAAAGGTATACGGAGACTTATTTACTCCAGCTGAAGAAACAGAACAAGCCTTAGCAAATATTACAGAGCTTGGTAAGCAGTTTACTAAATATGGAGTTGCTGTATCTACTACTGTTGGATTAGCAGCAGATGCTGCTGCAGCAGGTTTTTCAGGTTTAGATCTTCAAAGACAAACAACAGAAGCAACACGTCTTTCTATTCTTGGACAAATTGAAAGTCAGCAGGCTCTTGAAACTACTATCTCTTTACAAAATGCTTTTGGAATGTCTTCTGCAAAACTTGCAGATTCTATTAACTTCCTTAACGCAGTAGAAAACCAAACAGTTGTATCACTTGATGATATTACTACTGCTATTCCAAAGGTAGCGCCAGTAATCCAGCAACTTGGTGGAGATGTTAAAGACTTAGCATTTTTTATGGCAGCAATGAAAGAAGGTGGAATTAATGCATCAGAAGGAGCAAACGCATTAAAGTCTGGTCTTGCTTCTTTAATTAATCCAACAGGTAAAGCAAGTGCAATGCTTAAGTCTTTTGGAATTAATGCAACTGCAATTGTTGAGAATAATAAGGGTGATCTTAAAGCAACAGTTATTGAATTTGCTAATGCGCTTAATGCACTAGATCCACTTAACAGGGCCCAGGTTATTGAGCAGATGTTTGGCAAGTTCCAGTTTGCACGTCTATCAGCATTGTTTGCAAACGTAACCAAAGAAGGAAATCAAGCTGCAAGAGTTCTTGGTTTGGCAAATTCATCAGTAGAAGAACTTTCTTCGCTATCTGAAAAAGAATTAGGTCAAACTGCAGAATCAGCAATGAATAAATTTAAGAAAACAGTTGAAGATCTTAAAGTTGCCATCATTCCTGTAGGAAAAGCATTTCTAGAGGCAGTAACTCCAATTGTTGAGTTTGTTGCAAATATACTTGAAAAGTTTGCAAATCTTTCAGATGGAACTAAAAAAGTAATAACACTTTTAACTGTTGGAATTGGAGCGGTAGGTCCAGTACTACTTATGACGTTTGGTTTGCTTGCCAACGGTGTTGCAAATATAATTAAACTATTTATGACACTTCGTAACGGGTATCAAAGATTAACTGGTCAGTCTCAAATACTTGGCGAACAAACTCAGTACATGACAATGGAGCAGCTAGATGCTGCAGCAGCAGCTCACTCTCTTAATCAGACACACGCAACATTAACACAAACCTTTACGGCAGAAGCAGCAGCAATACAAAAACTTATAGCAGCATATTCTTCGGCAGCAGTAGCATCGGCAAACTTTGCTAGAGCTAATCCTGGAATGATGATGCCAGGAACAGGAGCAAAGAAGTTTGCACAGGGGGGAATAATTTCAGGACCTGGAGGGCCAACCTCTGACTCAGTTCCAATTATGGCTTCTAATGGAGAAGCAATTATTTCTGCAGAAATAGTTAAAAAGTATCCTGGAATAGTTGAAGGACTTATTTCTGGAAACATACCTGGATTTAAGAGAGCTGGAATTGTTGGTGGAGACAAGGCGTTTAGGCTTCAAGATTCTTATGAGTTAGGACATTTCGCTCCAGCAATGAAAATGACTGGATCAGAATTACTAGAATTTGCTAAAACACAAACTCAAAGCGTTAAAGATACTATTAATACATTAATTGCTTCAGTTCAAGATGGACTAGAGCATGCGTTTGATGTATTTTCAAATGAAGTTGTAGTTCAAAGTTCAGACCTTAATCAAGCAATTGGAGAAGTTGGCTCAGGTAAAAGAGCATCAACAGAATTATTTAAACAGGAAGCAGTGTCTGGTGCTGGTGCATATAATGCTCCATTGCTTGTTAAGATGCAAGAGGCTGGTGCTTCTCCAGAAGAGCTAGAGATTGCAGTTAAAGATTTAGCAAAAGAGTTTGAAAAAGGAATAGACGGCTTAAAGGATCAAACAACTGTTACCGCAGAAGAAATTAATAAAATAACACAAGACGCATATGATGTTGTCGCAAAAACAAATGAACAAGTTAGAGCTGCTCGTGAAGAACTAAGAAAACCTGGAGCAATGAAAGAGCAGTTTGGTGCAGTAAAAACTGGCGGAAGAACTCAATTTAGAGGAGCGTATAACTCTTCAACAAATAGAAGAAAAGTTAATAAAGTAGTACAAGAACAATTGCCAGGACGTTTTCCTACTCAGCAAGGAGGAAAGTTTACAACAAAGGCAGCACAAGAAGCAGGCATGAGAGATGCTGCAGCAATTAAAGAAATGTACTCAAAATTAAGTAAAGAAACAAAGAAGATGCTTGATGCATATGTTGGTGACATTAAGTTAATGTCTAAAAAGGTTGTAGAAGAAGCACGTAAAGCTGGAATTGATGTAGGACAATATACAATAGAGGGAATTGCAATAGGAGCAGAAACCAAGTCTCCTTCAAAAAAGGCTATAAAGGTTGGCCAAGATATTGGTCGTGGACTTGAAGTTGGAATGGATAGCAAGGTTGATGATGTCCAAAGGTCTGGAGAACAACTTGGTACAGCTGCAACAGGTGGAACTCAGTCTGGAGTACGTAAGTCTGGAGCACGTAGAGTATCAGTACCACAGGGATCTCCTTTATCAAGAGGTATAGCAATATCTGATCCAGCATTACTATCAATGGCTTATCAAGAAGACATGATGAGAAGCAAGGTAAAAGAACAAGCTACCAAGATGCAGGTCATGAATCAAAGAATGGACCAGCTTAATAAAGGATTGATGGGTGGAACCTTTGCACTGACATCTCTTGCAGGTGCTGGCTCTATGTTTGGCGGAACAATGGGTACCGTTTCTCAACAGGTAATGAAGTTCTCTGGACTATTGTTTGGACTAATGTCTGTTACACAACTACTAACACAAACAAAAATGGCAGAGTTAGTTGCGACAAGATTATCAATTGCTTCAAGTGCAATGAAGATGGCTAAGGGTGGTGGAGGAATTGCTGCAATGCCTGGACTTGTTGGAAAGTCTGGTTTAATGGGTAATATAGCAAGACTTGGACTTGGGATTACAAAGTTTCTTGGTCCAATAGGCCTAGCAACAACAGCAGTTGTAGCAGCTTATGGAGCATTTAAGTTCCTTAAGCACAGAAGCGATCAAGCAGCATTTGCTGCTGAGGGGCTTGCAAAAGCAATGACTTTATCAAAAGATAAGGTTAAAATTTTAGCAGACTTGTTAGGTCAAACACCTACAGCAAGAGCAGGCTCTGGAGCAAGAGTCAGCGCTAATCAGCTTGACGCTAAAGAGCAAACTGCTGTAGATGAATTAAGAAGCAGTCAAGAATTTTTAGATAAATATAAAAATGAAATTAAAGCAATTAAGCAGGCAACAGTAGGAGAGGCAGAAATTGCTTTTAATGCTATTGCTTTAGACTTAAGTGGACAAGGTTTTACAGATGAGGCTATTAAAACTTATATTGATGCTTTAGGTGAAGAAGCTGGTAAAACAGATGTTGCATTAAAATTTAAAAAGATTGACCTTACTAGCGAATCAGGCAAAAAGGCTGTAGTAGATTTAGCAAAAGATGTAACAAAAGGACTTAATAAAGCATTTAAAGGAAAGATAATTCCTTTACCAATATCAGATAATATGACTGCAGGTGCTACTGCTACATCTAAAATGGAATTAACAAAAGAGCAGCAAAAACAATTAAACATTTCATCTGCAGCACTTGCTAACACCTTTGCTGGGCTAACTACAGCATTTGGAAATCAAACAATTAAAGCAGACGAATATAATAAAAAGATGGCAGAGATATCAAATACCATTCCTCAAGGAACCGTAGGAATGATGTTGATGGATAAGATCATGACTAATTTAAATCCTGAGTTTGCTAAAGCAGCTGCTGGCATAACAGACTATGATACAAAGATGTTATTGTTAAGAGCTTCTTTGGTTAATGCATCTGTTGCTCAAAGTATTTTTACAGACTTAATGTCAAAGAATCCAGCTAAAATAGCAGCAGCAAAAGCAGAACTAGAAAAATACAGACTTGTTACTGATGCCATTGCAAGTCAAGTTGTTGCTACAAAACCTTTTGAAACAACAAATACAACCACAAAAGAAAAAAGCCCATTTCAACTAGCAATTGAACAATTAAAGCAACAAAGAAAAGAGATGGTTGGTACAACAAAAGCTTACAGCACTCTAAGAAATGCTGGAGTTGCAGCAGGAAAAGCATTTGCAATAGCAAAAGATCCAATACTAGCAGCAGGAATAAACTCTACAAAAGTTGGAACTAAAAAATGGAAAGAGTTAATTAAGTTAATTAAGGAAACTGATGCAGCATTGGTTAAGAGTAAGCTTACAGAGCTACGTGCAGACAGAGACTATACAAGGCAGTTTACTGCTATAGTTCCAGTATTAAAAGATCTAGGGTTAAATGCAGAAGAAATTAAAAATATTTTTGATGATCCTTCTTTTGCACAACAATTTATTAAAAATGTAAAAAATGGAAAACTGCAAGCAGAAGACCTTAATAAGATTATTACAGTTACGATGCAGGATAGAACTGCTAAACTTGATTTTGAAACATCTCTTCAGACAGAAGAAGAAAAGTTTAAGTCTCTTGTAGAACGTACATCAGCTTTAATAGCTCTTCGTGAAAAGTTAATTGATATAGATTTTGCACCAAAACTAAAGAAAGAAAATGATGCATTAAAATCTCAAGAAGATTCTCTTCAATCTATAAACGATAAAATTGATGAAGTTACAAAATCTCAACTTGATCCACTACGTGCAAGAATTGATGCAAATAGTTTTGCTCTTGAAGCAATATCAAGACAAGAAGATATTGTTAATGAAAAATATGATACACAAATAGCAGCATTAGAAAAAATTGAAACAATAAATCAAGATATTGCAAATGTACAAAAACAAAGAATGACTATTGCAGATGCAATTACTCGTGGAGATATATCTGCAGCAGCAGCAGCAGTACAAGAAGCAAGAGATCAACAAGCTCAATCTGCTTTGGCTGGATTAAAAAATGGATTAACAGCAAGTCGTGATGCAACCATTGCAGGACTTGGAAGAAATAAACTTGAAAAGGAAAATAAAGATTTACAATATCAGATTAGTGTTATTGAAAATACAACTCTACTAACTCTTGAAGCACAGAAAAAAACTATTGAGGGGCAAATAGAAGCAACTCAAAGAAAAATAGCTGCACTAGAATCAGAAGCTCAAAAGCTAAAAGATGGAGCTATTTATGCTGGGCAAACAAAACAACAAATTGCTGACCAAGAAGAATTAATAGGCTTAGCAGATGCAGCAGGAATAAAATATAACAGTACTTTAATTAAGCAATTAGCAAATGCAGAAGGAATCGCTGCAGCTATAGCTTCTTTAGATAGAGAAGTTACTACAGTTCATAATGTAGTAACAAACTCTTCTGGAACATCATCTGGAACAACATCTGGTACTTCAGGAAGTAACTCTCAATTTGGATCAAACACTCCTTGGGCCCAGGCAGCAGCAGCGCTATCTAAGCCAAAGTCTGGTACTTCAGGAAACAACTCCCAGTTTGGCTCAAATACTCCTTGGGCTTTAGCTGCTGCATCAAGTAAGGTAGGTAAGATGTCTAGGGGTGGACTAGTTCCTAAGTATTTTGCAGCAGGTGGATTTGCTCGTGGCACCGATACAGTTCCAGCCATGCTCACCCCTGGAGAGTTTATAGTTAATAAATATGCAGCAAGTGCAGCAGGCCCAATGCTTCAGTCATTAAACGAGTCAAAGTATCCATCAATGCTAGGAGGGCCTAGATCAATAAATGTTCCAGTACTTAATAATTCTACATCAATGGATAATAGCTCAACGGCAGTGTATAATTATACTTTAGGATTTAATATTAATGGGTCTAGCTCAAACGCTAATGATATTGCAAGATCAGTTATGAAAGAAATAAAAAATATTGATTCACAGAGAATAAGGGGGAGAAGCATATAATGGCTACTGGTGCATACCTAAGCGGAAGACGTAGATATTCTCGTCCACAAGCAATCCTCTGGGCAAACAACTCAGGGACCCTCTCTGACGGCCTCTACGTGCCCACAGGCCTTGAAGTAGGGGTAGACACTGATGAAGATGACCAAAGTATTCTAGATCAGTTTATAGTGCTTTCAGACCACAATAGATCAGAAATGCAATTTACCAATCAAAGAATTGAACAGCGTCAAAGAACCATTAATGGAAGAATGCGTTCCTATCATATTGCAGATAAGTTAAGTATGTCAGTTTCATGGAATATGCTTCCATCAAGATCTTATAATGGTTCAGCAATGTATGATACAGAAACAGGGCTATCTCCCAATGCAAGATCACAAAATGAATATACATCAGATGGTGGGGCTGGAGGAGCAGAGATTCTTGATTGGTATGAGAGTCATCCAGGACCATTTTGGATGTATCTAGCATATGATAAATATAATAATTTTGGTCCAACAGAAGAAGATTCAGATGCTGCATATAAGCATCTTGCAGAATATAATCAGATAATTCAAGTTTACATATCAGATTTTAGCTATACCGTTGTAAAGCGTGGAGCAAACAACCATGACCTTTGGAATATTTCAGTAACGCTGGAAGAGGTTTAATGTGTTTGTAAGTAACGAATTAAAAACACATTTAGAGTCTTCTCCAACTATTCAGTTACAGTCACTTGTGCTTGCAGAGTGGAACATGAATATGCCAGACAACATATCTAAGATTGGAAACTATAGATATAGACCACAAGAAGTTAATTCACAGTTCCTAACACTTCCTAATACTTTTGATAATTCAGATACTGGTTATTACTATACAGGAGCAACAGATGCTGATGTTACCATTGATGGTGGATTTAAAAATGATGGAACTCCTCAATTATTTACATCAGTAAAAGAAAAAAATAAACTTATATATTCTTTGGAAGATTGTGTTAAGCCATTTAGACCACGGTCTGGAATAAATAAAGCTGCGTTCTTTAAAGGAAAATATTTATCTAACTCTGGTGCTAATCTTGCAAGAAGGCCTAGATATTATATGCCAGCAAGAGATGACCAATTTAAATATTGGACATCCTATAGAACAGAAACTATGTATAAGTATGTATATACCAATGGTCCAATAGCTTATGGATTTAGTCCAACTTTTACTGATGATAATAATACTGATCCGCCAACTATTAAGAATGGTATACCTTTAAATTCAGAACGTGGTATTGCAAAGATTCCAGTAAATGGAAACTACTACATAGATGATGCAGTTCCATTTGTAGTATACAAAAATAGTGTTCCTGCAAATAGGTTAATAGTTAAAATGCAAACACATGTTGGTGATATTAATCTTGGCCCATTTACAGATAAAACAAAAACTTTTGAAGATCCATTTTTTGGCAATACAAATAAAGCAACTCCAACAAGATGGAAAATACAGTATTTAGATGGAACAAGCTGGACAGATGCTTATACTTTTAATGAAAATAATACACGTGAAGACTCTACTCCAATTATTAGTCATGATGGATATGTTGAGTTACAATATGGAATAAAAAATATACCAGACAAATTTAAAGAAAGTTTTGTAGTGGCAGAAACTTTTTCTTCTAGCTCTTTATTGCCAACCGTATCTATTCATGGATATGCATATTTAGTTATTGAAAATGAACAAAGTGTTGGAGAATATCATATTTGGAATAATATAACCAAAGAATATGAATCATTTACTCCAGACTACGGCTGGCTTCTTGGCAGTGAACAAATAAATAATAAAACATCGTTTGTGACAGATTTAACAAACCCATCGTCATTTTTAAAAAATGGTAATAAAAAAATATTTTATAGAGAGTTTCAGGAAATTCTTGGCCTAAGAATAGTAGTAGAAAGAATGAATAAGTTTGATGCAACATTTGATCTTATTGAAATGTCACCAAGACTAGTAGTAGATGTATCTGATAAAGTAATTGAATATAGTGTTAAGAAAAATCTTGCAGACTTGTCTAGTTCATCTTTGCCAGTTGGACAACTTTTAGCTTCAACTGGAAGAATTTCTTTGTTTGATGATGATCAAGCATTTAATGAAAATAATGACTTAAGTATAGTTTATAAATATATTCGTAAAAACATTAAGTTTAATTTTTATGAAAAGATACTAAATGTAAATGAATTTGATTACTGGGTTCCAATTAAAACTTTATATTCTGAAGGATTTCCACAAGCAAATGTTACTGCTGGAACATTAGAGATTGAACTAAGAGATTTTTATTTTTTCTTAGAATCTATGCCAGCACCAAAAATGCTAGTAACACAGGTATCTATTAGTTACGCCATTAGTCTTCTATTAGACTACATAGGATTTAGCAACTATTCATTTTATAGAGCATTAAATGAACCAGAACCAATAATCCCATATTTTTTTGTTGCACCTGATCAAAATGTTGCTGAAGTATTAAGTCAATTAGCTATATCAACTCAGAGTGCAATGTTCTTTGATGAATATAATAATTTTATTGTAATGAGTAAAAACTATATGCTTCCATCAGCGCCATATACTAGAGACATATCTATGACTTTAACAGGATCAAATAACCAAGCTCTAGATGGAATTGTAGAGAACCAAACATCTGGGGCTTTGCCTAATATTCTAAGTATTGCATCAGAAAATAAAAAAATTTATAATAATGGAAAAATTAACTATACAACAAGATATATTCAAAAGTCTTATGGCTCAATTCGTCAAGGATCAATGATAGATAAAGAAAAAACCTGGATCTATAAACCATCGCTTTTGTGGGAAGTAGCAGGAACAGATTCTGTTAAAACAGTTAATGAGATTGCATCAAAACAAAGTAGCTATATGCTTGCAGCATTGCCATTAAACTCAGATTTATCTTCTACTCCACCATCAGTAGTTAATCACAAGATAACTAATAATGTTATTGATTTAGGAGAAAATGTTTATTGGCTTAGTAGGTATCAGGGATATTTTTATTCTAATGGAGAAGTTATTAAATTTGATGCTGCACAGTTTAATGTTACTCTTCCAATTTGGTATGACATTAATAAAGATGGAACACTTTCAGATAAAAATCCAAGCATAGTTTTGCCTGGAAGACTTGCTCCAACAAATTTTATTGATAACTTAGATTCGTTAGTTTTATCTGGGGCCATCAAAGAAGAAGAAAAAGCAAAAAGAATTCAAGAGTGGAGAAATACACATCGTCAAGGAAGTAGCAATGTATGGATTACAAATAATCAGGAATACCAAAACTACTTTAAGTCAATTCCATTTAATGGAAAAATTTATCCTACAGGACTTGTAAGAATATACTCTGAGCCATACTATGAAACAGTTGATGGAATTACTCGTCTACAAAATGGTCCAGTATATCAACATGGTCGTGCTCAGTTTGGAACTACTATTGCTTCGCATAATGCAGGAATAAGTCCATACTGGTCTAACAATGAATATGTTAGAGGGTGTGAAATGAAAAGTAATTATTTGTTCACAACAACTCTTTTAGAAGATATTTCTTTGCCACAAACTGTTGTTGGTGCAGCAGGTGTAAATAACACAAAAGCAAGATTAGCATCCAGAAGCGGTACTATAAAAAACTTTATGGCATCAAGCCATTCATCAGAAACTTCAAACAATAATAAAGTTTCAACTGAATCTGCAACAATACAATCATCTGCATTGGTTATAAATGGACCATCATTTACAGTATTAGAAACACCAATCAATCTTGTTTCTTATGTATATAAAGAACTTAATAGTGCTTATAAGCATTTTGGAACAAGAATGAGAATTATTGGTAAAATTGAAAATAATGAAAATCGTGGACAAACACCAAATGGAAGCGTACCTTATTATCAAGTTCCAGGAACTCAACCAAATCAAAATGTAAGCATTGGAGGTAGTTCTGGAGGTTTAGCTGTAATGTTAAATCCAGAAACAAACAATGGTTATTATTTTGAAATAGCTGCGCTAACAGAAGAAAACATAGAATCATATCTAAAATTAGATAAATCAGGTAATTCAAATATATCAATTAACAATGTTGTGTTTTATAAGGTTAAAAAAGATGCATCAAATAATGATGCAATTCCAATTAAGCTTTACGGCGGACTTGCAAAAATAATTGTAGACGATGGAAGATTTACAGGTCAATATAGATCAGCAGGAGAAGAAAATACAACTGTATATGATTTAGCTGTTGAATATGAAAATATTGGAAAGACTAGAAGATTTTATTTATATATTAATGGTAAGCTAATTAAGATAGTTGATGATCCAGATCCGTTGCCAATCTATAATAATATGGCACCATTTGTTCGTGGATCATCTAGATGTATGTTTGAAAACATATATGCTATATCACAAAATTATTCACAAAATACAGTAGCATCTGTTTCTACTCCAATTTCAAAGGTGTTTGGAGAGACTGAAGAGTCTAAAAGATTTATTAAGTCCACTGGACTATTTGGAGATAATGAGATAAACCTTAATGAGTCATTTAGAAAATATGCTTTAAGTGGAGTTGTTCAATCAACATATCTTTCTGGAATAAGTGCTCAACAGCCACCAAAATATAATATTTATTTTGACGAGTTTGGTTCAATAATGAGAGAGTGTTCTTATTTTGATATTAAATATGACAGAGCATATCCAGCATTATATGCTCAAATTTCTCCAACATTTAACAGACTAAAAGGTTATACCACATCAGGATTTTATGCAGATTCTTATGGAGCAGAGTTTTTAATATTCAATGCTACAGATACAGCATTAAACCTTGATGAGACAACTGGAAACTATTTAAGAATACAAGGAATTACTTTTACACAGGATACAACACATGAGTTGACAGTAGATGAATACTTTAAGAAAAAAGGAAATCTCTCAAATCCACAATTAGACTCATCATCCACAATAACTTCTTCACTAGTTGAAAAAGAAAAATTTGATAATATAAAGTTAAGTAGAATGATCCATGGAAATAATGAGTTTACATTAGACACACCATACATTCAAACAGAAGATGATGCAGAAAACCTTATGGGGTGGATAATTAATAAAACAATGGTTCCAAGAAAATCAATTGGAGTAAAAATTTTTTCAACACCTACAATTCAACTAGGAGATATTGTGAACATAAACTATAAAAATAATGATGGTGTAGATTTGGTTGCTTCTTTAGAAGAAAAGTATGTTGTATATAACATTGAATATTCAAGAAGCATAAGTGGCCCAGACATGACTGTATACCTGGCGGAGGTTTAAGATGCCTAGAGACTCTCAGTTTGGTTCAAATACTCCATGGGCAAAAGCAGTTGCTGCAAATCAACCAACGAGTGAATCACCAAAGCAAGCACACTACGGTCCTCCTACACCACCGCCAGCAACAAAGTCAGCTCCCTCTACTAGTACACCAAGTACATCAGGATCAAATTCGCAATTTGGTTCAGATACACCTTGGGCAAAAGCTGCCGCAGCAAATCAAGCAGCGAGTGAATCACCAAAACAAGGACACTATGGCCCTCCTGCGCCACCAAAGCAGGTAGAGCCAGAGCCAGATCTAAAATCAGCTACAGTAAGTGCAACACCTTATGTTCCTCAAAATAACAATATTCCTTCCTTTTCACCACCGCCAGCAATAAAAACTGCAACACCAGACATTATTTTATTTGATGAAGAGGCTGTACCAATTGAGGTAATGTCTGATTTAATATTTGAAAATATTGGTGGCCAAGAATTAATAAGTATAGTTAGATCAGATATTGTTAATGGGCAAAAAATTATATATCAGCCAATTAAAAATTTATCAAGCATTCAGCAACAGTACAACCCCAATAACATACTTGGACTACAGCAGACATCTGATAAGTATTTTGCTGGATTTTCAATAAAACTAGAAGACAAAATTCCAAACCAAGGAAATGGCGCAAATGGTAAAAATGTCTATCTGGAAGAAAATGGTGACTTAGTTATTGAGCTTATTAATCTTAATGATGATGAGCAAGTAGAAACTCAGATAACTTTAAATGGTACAATATATGAAGCGAATCTTGGAGAGTACGAATAATGATAACTAATACTGGCAAAAATATTATTGCTAAATATCTTCTTGGACAGGCTCCAGCTTTTGCATCCTATATAGCTGTTGGCTGCGGGGCAAAGCCATTTGCTACTGGAGATATTGTTGGTGATTATTCCACAAAAACAAATTTGGACTTTGAAATGTTTCGTGTTCCAATATCTTCAAGAGGTTTTGTAAATGAAAACGGTATGGATAAAATTGTTCTTACCGCAGAATTACCTACAGAAGAAAGATATGAGATAACAGAGGTAGGTCTATATTCCGCAGGATCAAATCCTTCTGCTGGATCATATGATAGCAAAACTATATTTGCCTTTACACAAACAGAAAATTGGCAATACCATGCTGAAAATTCAGTATCAGGACTTGCTACTTACTTAGCAGCACTTGATGCTCCTGCAAACAACAATATTATTTCAATTCCTGTCCCTGTTTTTCAAGCTACAGCAGACAATCCAATATTTTCTAAGTCTCCAAGATTTGAAAGGTATGAGCCTTCAAGATTTTTAAATAATGTAATTTTGATAGCTGGAGATGAATCAAATATAACTCTAAGTGAAGAAAGCGGAGATTCTCAAAATACATTTGTTGTAGAGTCTGGCTCAAATCACATACATCTAACTGGAACAACTCTTGATTTTACAAGAAACTCACCAGTGGATGAGCTAAGACTGGCTTTTTCTTTGGTAAATAGAGATGGAGAATCAATACAAACGCCAGAAGCGGTAAGAGTATTAATTGAGTTTGCATCAACAGAATCTCAAAATGCAGAATTTGCAAGATTTGAAGCAGAAGTTGTAGATGATTCTAGTGGTGGAGAGTATGATTTTTCTACAGAAAGATATTTTGTTGTTAAAAAACAACTACAAGAGCTTATTACAAGTCCAAACTTTACATGGAATGCTGTTACTGTTGTTAAAATATATGCTTGTGTTCTTGAAAGAAACAACAACTCAGAAACCCCAACTGGAAATTTTTATGTATCTTTAGACTCGCTTAGACTAGAAAATATTGGAACAGTTAATCCTCTATATGGATTAACAGGATATTCAGTTATTCAAAATTCAAGTGCATCTACTGTTGTTAAAAGTCCAAACACTAACAATTATATTGAGTTTAGATTTTCTGTAGACGTATCTGGGGGAACTGTTTCATAATGGCAGATAAAGGAATTAAAAAAGTAATTATAAAAAAACAAAGCCTTCCTGCAATAGCTTTTGATAGCCTTTCATATATTTTTAAATATAGAATAATCTCTGAGGATAAAAATAGAACTTCACAGTGGTCTCCAATAAATTTAGTTATAGACGATTCTATTGTCACCGTATCTGGGGCAATCAATGTCTCACCTGCAATAACTACAATTGTTTGGGGGGATGAAGTTAATAGGCCAAAATATGATGTATTTGTTGGTTTTGATTCTTCAACTCCAGTTTATCATGGAACGTCTCCAATACATACATATTCTGTTATCAATACTGGTACAATTAATATTCGTGTAATTATTCAGGTGGAATCTTCCAAAAAAGAGTTAAACGAAAATCTTCAGATCTATGATTCAGGAATAGAATCTTTGGTATAATGAAAATAGGAGAAAATTATGGCTAAAGTACCTTTACCAGAAAGAGGGCAACCTCTTGATGTTACATATCTGTATAGTTTAGTTGATGCAGTTAATGATTTGTCTACTCAAATATCTTCAGCAACATATAACTATACAACAATTGATACAGTTAGTGCTGGAAAACAAAACATTAAAACATCTGAGACTAGAGTTATCGGAGGATATGTTGAGGTTGCAAATAACTCAACAGTGTCTTCTGGAAATGAAAAAACATTCACATATGACTTTAGTGATTTTAAGTATGCTCCAATTGTTTCAGCAACAGCAGTAAATATTGGCCAGACACCAGCAGGGCAAAATGTAAATGTTATTTTAAAAACGGTAACAACTTCAAGAGTTGAAGGAGTTGTAAGATTTGGATCTTCTGGAGACTTATCTTTAGCTGTACATTTAGTCATTGTTGGAATTCCAAACTAAGGATAAAGTAAAAACATGACTTGCATCAAATGTAAAGGAAGAGTATTTGTTGATAGACAGTATACAAGCGTTATGCATATAGAAACATACTGCATTTCTTGTGGACTAAGATCTTTTTTTCATCCACCTACAGAAAGTGAAAAAGGCAGATGGCTACTGGCAAAGGAATTATCCAGAGTGAAGCTTACAATAACGACGCTGTAATTAAAGGTAATCAAAAAATATGGTTTTTAAATGGAGACTTGGTTAGGCTTCACCATAGCTCAAGATCTACTGGATTAGTTTCTGTTTATAATATAACAAAAGATCGTTTAGAAACATGCATGCGTTCTGATTTTAGAAAAAATAGAGAAAGAGCATATACTGTTACAGAGACTGCTAAGTTAGTTAATCGTCATAGAAAATATATGCCTAAGCTAATAAAAAATGGAGTAATACCTCCACCAGTTGGAGCAAGATTAGATGGTGTTCGTGGTTGGCAAATAAGATCTTATTATTCAGAAAGCATGGTAAGGGATATACGTGCTATACTTTCTACTATACATATTGGACAACCAAGAAAAGACAAATTAATAACAAATAATATGACTCCTACAAGCCAAGAATTGACACGGCGAATGGGAGACGGTATACTTACATATACGAGAACAGAAGATGGAAGATATATTCCAGTCTGGTCTGAGAATATTTAAAATAGAAATGGGTGGGTAATGGAAAACGATTCAACTAAAGTAAATGTAACACTTGGCTATACTCTTAATCTAGGAAACTTTCAATCATTAAGACTTGACCTTGGTGTTTCAGATAGTGCACGTAATGGAGAAACAGTAGACCAGGCTTTTAATCGTGTCTATAAGTTTGTAGAAGACAAGCTTACAGAAAAGATTAAGGAAGCACAAGAAGAAGCTTCTGAAGGCTAATGGCTGATCGCAAAGACCGAATGGCTTTGCTCAGTCGCTACAATAAATTTTATACGCAACGATATGAGCGTAAGTCTAATATCAATCTAAACGTTGAACAGTGGGCTGCAGATGGACTCATTGAATCATATGGGGTGTCACAGTGCTACGATTTGCTAGAGTATTACTTTAGTATTGCACAGGACCCTAACTGGAATTACTTTGCATACAATGCAGAAAAAATTCTTAATGGTAAACTAGAAGTAGAAGAAGACATTAAACAAAGAGCAGAACTAAGATTAAAAGCGAAAGAGTGGTTAAGTGAATAATACAGAAGCTAAGGTAATATCTGCGGTACTTGAAGATAAGCAACTGCACGTATTACTACAGGCAAATGTAGAAACACTCATGAGAACTCATAATGATTTATGGAACTTCATTAGACTGTATGCAGAAAATAATGGAACAGTTCCACCAACATCATTAGTTGTAGAAAAGTTTAGAGACTTCACTCCTGTTGCAGGTGTTGGAGCAACAAAACATCACTTAGAAGAATTACAAACAGAATATCTTAATGATAGCCTAAAAGATATTTTGCGCTCTGCTGCTGGAGAAGTTCAGTCTGGACAAGGAGTTACAGCACTTGAAGAGCTAATTACAAAAACATCTGAATTAAAGAAAAACACTTCTGCTATTCGTGATATTGATGCAACAGATATTGATTCTGCAATTGCTTACTTTGAACAAGTAAAAGCAGATCAGGCTGCTGGACATAGAGGTATTAAGACTGGATTGCCAGGTTTTGATAACTATCTACCATCTGGAATCATGCCAGGACAACTAGGAGTATTCCTTGCATACCCAGGTATTGGAAAGTCATGGATGGCTCTATACTTTGCAGTGCAAGCATGGAAGCAAGGCAAGACACCATTAATCATATCCCTTGAAATGAGCGAGACAGAAGTTCGTAATAGAGCATACACAATTATGGGAGAGGGCCTATGGTCACATCGTAAATTATCAAATGGTGAAGTAGAACTTGAAATGATGAAGAAGTGGCATGCATCTAAATTAGATGGTCGTCCACCATTTCACATTATCTCAAATGATAGTGGTGGAGAAGTAACACCATCAGTTATTCGTGGAAAGATTGACCAGTACAAGCCTGACTTCGTTGTAGTAGATTATCTTCAACTTATGAATCCAAATCAAAAGGCAGATAATGAAACGGTAAAGATGAAAAATCTTTCTCGTGAGCTAAAGCTAATGGCTATTAGTGAAGAGGTTCCTATTATTGCTATCTCCTCTGCTACACCAGATGACGTTAAAGACCTTTCTACAGTGCCTACATTGGCTCAAACTGCATGGTCTAGACAGATTGCTTATGATGCTGACTGGGTGCTTGCATTAGGTCGTGGAACAAACTCTGACATTATTGAATGTGCATTTAGAAAGAACCGTAATGGTTTTATGGGAGACTTCTTGGTGCAGTGTGATTTTGATAAAGGTTATTACAGATACAAGGATTTTGAAGATGGCAAGTAAAGATATATATTCAGAAGATCAAATTCGTCGTGTGCTAAATGGTGCAGGCATTGACATTGAAGCAGAGTTTGGCTCTGACTTTATTATCTTTTGTCCTTATCACAATAATAATAGAACACCTGCAGGAGAAGTTTCAAAAGAATCTGGATTGTTCTTTTGCTTTGGCTGTCAAGTAACTAAAAATCTAGTTGAACTAATTATGTTTATGTCAAATAGAACATACTTTGAGGCAGTTCGCTATATTAAAAGCAAAGAGCAAGAATTAAATATATCTTCTGTAATTGATAAAGCTTTATATGCTCCAGCAGATTTTGTTCAGTATGATGAACTACTAATTAAAAGATTAAATAATCAGGCACTTGAATCACCAAGGGCAATGAGATATTTTGAAGGTCGCAGCATTACAAAAGATTCTGTGATAAAATTTAATCTAGGCTATTCAGAAAAACAAGATTCAGTCACAATACCAATGGCCACTCCAGACGGAATGTGTATTGGTTTTGTTGCAAGAACAGTTGAAGGTAAAGATTTTAAAAATACTCCAGGACTTCCAAAGAGTAAAATTCTTTTTAACTTGCACAGAGTTAAAACATCAACAACAGTCTATGTAGTTGAATCATCATTTGATGCTATCAGACTGGATCAAGTAGGTTTCCCAGCAGTTGCAACACTGGGTGCTAACGTATCTGTATCACAGATTAAACTGTTAGAAAAGTACTTCAACAATGTTGTGCTTGTTGCAGATAATGATGAGGCTGGATCTATCATGAAAGATAAACTAGTTGAAAAACTAGGCCACCTTGTTACAGTAATACAGCTAGATAAAAAATATAAAGACATAGGCGACATGGATGATGAGGCAATTAAAAGGTTGGAGTTCCAGTTTGACAATTCAATCATCGCCATGCTAAAATAAAACATAACAAACATATAGGAGAAAATAAAATGGCTATTGTAAAGGGACTAAAAAATATCAACGCATTGGTAGATAAGCCCAAGTATGAAGGCACAGGCAGCAAGGTTCGTTGGCTCAAGCTTGCTGATGGACAGTCAGTAAAGATTCGCTTTATTGAAGAACTTGACGAAGACTCAGCAAACTATAATGCAGATCGTGGTCTTGCTCTTGTAGTTTCAGAGCACACAAATCCAAAGGACTATAAGCGTAAGGCTGTAGACACAATGGATACAGAAGGTCGTGACTGGGCAGAAGAGATGCACCGCAAGGATCCAAAGGCTGGCTGGAGAGCACGTCTTCGCTTCTATTGCAATGTACTTGTAGATGACGGCATTGAAGCACCATATGTGGCTATTTGGTCAATGGGTGTTAGCAAGCAATCTGCATTTAATACTATTCGTGAATATGCACTGGAGACAGGCAGTATTTCAAATCTTACTTGGAAGGTGAAGCGTAATGGTCAGGGAACTGAAACATCATACACACTTATTCCAGGTGGTCCAGATAAGGAACCATTTGATTGGGCAACAGTTGAACCATTCCCACTAGAGAAGGCACTCAACAAGATTCCTTATGCTGAACAAGAAGCCTTTTATCTAGGCTTTGACACACCAGGCACTACATCCACAAACATGGATTGGTAATCGCCTAGGTGAATTACGTAGGCTTGCATGTCCATACACACTATTCATTGATGGATGGTGTTGCTACTCCAGAAGAATATATTGACCGAGCAGTTGAACTTGGTATGCCAGCATTGGCTATCACAGATCACGGAACCTTATCTGGGCATCGGGAGCTGTACCGAATTGCAAAAGCAAAGGGCATCAAGCCAATTCTTGGCATAGAAGGCTATTTGGCATTAGATAGACATGATAAAAGGGATAAGTCCGAAAGGGTAGGTCCACTTGATGTCAACTACTTCCATATAGTTCTTCTTGCCAAGAACCAAAAAGGTTTAGAAAACCTTAATAAACTAAATGAGATTTCATGGACAGATGGCTTTTATCGTAAACCACGTATTGACTTTGAAGTGCTAGATCAATATGGAGATGGCCTAATTGTTTTGTCTGCTTGTCAAGGTGGACTGATTGCAAAAGCTATTGAGAATGAAGAGTATGCTTTTGCCAAAGAAAAAGTTCAATGGTTTAAAAATCGTTTCAAGGATGACTTCTACATTGAACTCATGCCACACAACCCAAAGAATATTAATGATGAACTTGTTGCTCTTGCAAAGGCATTTGATGTTAAGGTTGTAGTCACACCTGACTGTCACCATGCAGATACAAGCCAAAAAGAAATTCAGGAGATGATGCTCCTGCTAAATACCCACGGTAAAGTTCAAAAGGATTCAACCTTTGATAAATCAAAGAAGATTGATAACATGATGGAACGCCTTGATTATCTATATGGTGCAGACCGTCAAATGTCTTTTCGTACCTTTGACATTCACCTACTCTCATATGAAGAGATGAAATCTGCAATGGCAGAACAAGGTCACACTGATGAAGAAATGTTTATAAGCTCTATTGAGATTGCAGATAAGATTGAAGACTACGATATTAAATCTGGACTTGATCTGCTTCCAGTTCAATATAAGAAGCCTATGCAAGAACTTAAAACTCTTGCTATTGAGGGATTAACTGAGCGTGGACTAGAGTCTAATCAAGAATATCTTGACCGTCTTGAAGAAGAATTAAAAATTATTGGAGAAAAGAACTTTGGTCCTTACTTTCTAGTTGTGCGTAGCATGCTTAACTGGGCAAAAAAAGAAGGCATTATGGTTGGCCCAGGTCGTGGTTCTGCTGCAGGATCATTGCTTTGCTATGCACTTGGAATAACAGATATTGATCCAATTAAGCATGGTCTTTTGTTTTTCCGATTCATTAACCCTGACCGTAATGACTTTCCAGATATTGATTCTGACATTCAGGATAATCGTCGTGATGAGGTAAAAGATTATCTAGTTAGACAATATCGTCATGTCGCTTCAATTGCAACATTCTTACAGTTTAAAGATAAAAATATTGTTAAAGATGTTTCTCGTGTACTGAATATACCACTTGCAGATGCAAACAAAGTAAATAAGCAAATTGATACTTGGGATGAGTACTGTACATCTAGAAATGCACAATGGTTTAGAGAAAAATATCCAGAGGTGGAGGTATATGGTGAACAATTACGTGGACGTATTAAGGGTACTGGCATTCATGCTGCTGGTGTTGTCACTAGTAAAGATCCTATTTTTAGGTACGCACCAATGGAAACACGTTCTGTTACTGGCAGTGATGAGCGTATTCCTGTTGTTGCGGTTGATATGGGTGAGGCTGAAAACATTGGTCTAATTAAGATTGATGCTTTGGGTCTAAAAACTTTGACGGTACTTAAAGATTGCATTGACATTATTAAAGACCGTGAAGGAACTAAGATTGACCTATTAAAGATTAATATGGATGATGCTAATGTATATAGCATGCTATCTGATGGCTATACAAAAGGTGTATTCCAGTGTGAAGCAGCACCATACACAAACCTTCTTGTTAAGATGCGTGTAAAAAATCTTGAAGAGCTTGCTGCATCAAATGCTCTAGTTCGTCCAGGTGCTATGAATACAATTGGAAAAGATTATATTGCTATTAAGCATGGTCGTCAGAACCCAGAGTATAAGCACCAGATTCTTAAATCATTTACGGAGGAAACCTATGGCTGTATTCTTTACCAGGAACAAGTTATGCAAGCATGCGTACACCTTGGCGGTATGTCCATGTCGGAAGCAGATAAAGTTAGAAAGATCATTGGAAAGAAAAAAGATGCTAAAGAGTTTGATGAGTTTAAAGATAGATTCGTTTCTGGAGCATCTGCGTATATTTCGCCAAACCAAGCTTTAGATCTATGGCATGATTTTGAGGCCCACGCAGGGTACTCATTTAATAAGTCACACGCAGTAGCATACTCAACACTATCTTACTGGACAGCATGGCTGAAGTATCACTACCCACTAGAGTTTATGTATTCACTATTAAAGAATGAGAAGGATAAAGATGCACGTACTGAGTACCTTATTGAAGCAAAAAGAATGGGGATCAGCATTAAGCTACCTCACATTAACGAGTCAGATATTGACTTTAAGATTGAAGGCAAGGGTATACGCTTTGGTTTGTCAGGGATTAAGTTTATCTCCGATAAAATTGCTGAAAGATACATGGCTGCTAGACCTTTTAAGTCATACGCTGAACTTGAGGAGTTTACTTTTACTAAAGGAAACGGAGTTAACTCTCGTGCTCTTCAAGCACTACGAATCATTGGTGCAGCAACATTTGAAGACAGCCCACGTAATGACAAAGAGATTAAAGAAAATCTCTACGAGTATTTAAATCTTCCTGAGTTTAATATGACAGTTCCACAACATTATTATGCTTATATTCAAGAAGCAGAAGACTATGAAGAGACTGGATCATTTATTATGCTTGGAATGATTAAGTCAATTAAGCGTGGTAAAGGTTGGTCAAGAGTTGAGTTCTTAGATAAGACTGGTAGTGTTGGAATCTTTGATGATGAAAATACAACAATTGAAACTGGTAGAACATATTTAATTCTTGTTAGCGACAACAGAATTGTAAATGCTATACCAGCAGACAGTATAAAAGAATCTAAAGATGCACTAGTAAAGTTTTTAAATTACAAGCAGTTACCATACAAAGGCGAAGAGCAGTTTGTAGTTTCGTTTAAGCCACGTATGACAAAGGCAGGTAAGAAGATGGCAAACCTTGTAGTGGCAGATGCTGGAAGAGAACTTCATTCAGTTCTTGTATTTCCTACAGCATTTTCTAAGGCTTACATGACAATTGAAGAAGGAAATGTTTATAAGGTTTCTTTGGGTAAAACTAAAGACGGAACAGTTATATTGGAGGATGTAGTAAATGTTTGATCAGTTAGCGATTGACCTGCACAAAATTGCAGTAGAAAAAGGATTTTGGGGAAGCCCAGAAGATCATGATGCAGTTAATGATATTTTTATTGCTAAGCAGTGCATGATGATTGTCTCAGAAGTAACTGAGGTTATGGAGGCTGTTCGTAAAGATAAGGGTGGAGAAGAGATTGCTAAGGAATTTGCAGACATTATTATTCGTACACTAGACCTATATGCAGGAATGGTTGAAGCAGGGTATACTAGAGAATCACTTGATTATATTCTTAAACAAAAAACGGAATTCAACAAGACTAGACCAGAAAAGCATGGGGTAAGATTTTAATGTCAGTAACAATGGAAGAAGTATTAGCACAGTTAGACCCACGTATTCGTAAGCGCTTAGGTGATGCTACTGGGCAAAAGGTTGACTATGCAGCAACACCTAGCTTTGGCCTTAACAGAGCATTAAAGGGTGGCCTACCTTATGGTAGACAAGTTCTTGTATGGGGCTCTAAATCCTCTGCAAAGTCTTCTATGTGCCTTCAGATGATTGCTCAGGCACAAGCAGAAGGAAAGGTTTGTGCATGGATTGATGCAGAAATGTCATATGATTCTGATTGGGCTGAAAAGCTTGGGGTAGATTCAACAAAGCTTATTTACTCACAAGCTCGTACTATTAATGAGATGGTAGATGTTGGCACAAGTCTAATGAATGCTGGTGTTGATATAATTGTTGTAGACAGTATTACATCTCTGCTGCCTGCTATTTATTTTGAGAAGGACACAGATGAACTTAAGCAACTTGAGAATACCAAACAAATCGGTGCTGAGTCTAGAGACTTTAGTAATGCGTGGAAGATGCTTAACTACGCAAACAATAAAGTTAAGCCAACTTTGCTTGTTCTTATTTCTCAGTCTCGTAACAATATCAGTGCTATGTATACTAGTCAGCAGCCTTCTGGTGGTCAGGCTACTAAGTTTTATTCCTCAACTGTTATTAAGTTATTTTCCTCTGAGTCAGATAACCAAGCGATTAAGGGAAAGATTCAGGTAGGAGATAAACTTATTGAAGAAAAGATTGGTCGCAAGATTAAGTGGGAATTACAATTCTCTAAAACATCTGCTGGTTTCCAATCTGGAGAATATGATTTTTATTTCAGAGGTGACGAGGTTGGCATTGATACAATTGGTGATCTTGTTGACACTGCAGAGTTAGCTGGACTTGTAGAACGTACAGGAGCCTGGTATAAACTTGAAGATGGAACTAAGGTACAAGGACGTGAAGGTTTTATCAATCGTGTTAAAGAAGATCTTGATCTACAGGAATCTTTAAAGAATAAGTTGATGAATGTATAACGAAAAGTTTAAAGTTTTTAATGGTGAGTTTCACTGTCAAACTTGCAAACAAGAAGTAAAATCTTTACGTTTATGGCTTGAAACTGCGGAATTAACCTGGATGTGTACGAACAAGCACATATCAAGGGTTCCATTAATTTTTACAAAGAAGGATTATGAGCGAAAGAAGTGAGTCAAAGAGGATTGGTGCTAAGCAGCATAAAAACTCTGGAAGAGGAACACATAAAGGTGATGCTACTTGGAGAAACTTTACGGTTGACTTTAAAGAGTATCCCAAAGGCATAACCATAAATAAAGATATATGGGCTAAAGCTGTTACAGATGCTATAAAAAATCATAATGATCCAGCAATCTTTATTGTTTTAGGCGAGGGTAATGCTAAAGTAAGATTAGCAGTAATTGAAGTAGAACTATTAGAGCAACTAACAGAGGGGGAACAAAATGACTGAAACAGGACCACAGCAAACAACACTAGATATGGTGAATGGTTTAACAGAAATTGCAGACTATATGCAGGATGAAGAACTTACTACTGCCCTAACATTTATTGCAAAGGTCATAATTAAGCCAGATATCCCTACTCAGGTAGCCAGTATTGAGATTGTAAGATTACAGGCAATTGCAGCAAAGATGGCTTTAAAGGCTACCTGGATGGCAAATGTAGACAAAAATGATCGTGCAAAGAAAAATATTTACTATACAGCAGCAGAATCTATTAATAACTTGGTATCAGCACTTAAATACATAATGCGTTAACCTGCTATACTTATATAAAACAAAGGATAAAAAATGACTAAAAATTTACTACAGAGTGTTATGATAAAAAGTATGGCTAATAAGCAAAGTTTTCTAGATGGACAGGCTATGATTGAAAAGATTAAGTCTGGATATGTGATTAATCGTGGTCCAAAGTTTCAGACTAAGAAGACCTTTGCTCCATCAACAATTTCCTATAGCCATGGAGAGTGTCCAAGATATTGGTATCTTGCTTTTGAGGGTGCTACATTTGAAGATAATGCTGATGCTTATGGTGCAGCTAATATGACTGCTGGAACTTTGTCTCATGGAAGAATTCAAGAGGCAATGATGAATTCTGGTTTGGCAAAGATTTATCGTGATGATGATAACCAGCCAACAACAGAGTTTAAGATTAGACATGATGATCCACCAATCTTTGGATATGGCGATGCAATGATTGAATGGGAAGGCGAAGAAATAGTTGGAGAAATCAAAACAATGCTCAATGAAGGTTTTGAGTATCGTAAGAACTCTATGAAGCCAAAGACTGGTCACTTAATTCAATTGCTTATTTATATGAAAATACTTGGCAAGAAGAAGGGTGTATTGATTTATGAAAATAAAAACAATCACGAACTGCTTGTTCTTCCAGTTGAAGTAGATGATAATTATCGTCAATGGATTGATGCAGCATTTCAGTGGATGCGTGATGTTCGTTCTGCTTGGGTAGCAAAGACATTGCCTACAAAAAATTATCGCTCTAACTCAAAAATATGTAAGACTTGTCCTATTCAGCAAGCATGTGCTGATGCTGGCGCTGGAGTGATTAAAATTAAGTCCCTGGAGGGGCTAAGTGAAACCATGTGACAGATGTGAAACTCTATTTATTCCAAAAGTAAATTATCAAATTTACTGTGGAGAAGCTTGTAGAGATGCAGCAACAAAACAAAAAATTGCAGAAAGATATAATCTTACTCGTACACAAAAACGAATAGGTAAAAAAAGATTATGTATTGGTGGATGTGGACTACAGTTGTCTATCTATAATGAGTCTGGATTTTGTAAAAATTGTAACATTAATAAAAAAGAAGTAGACAAGATGTTAAAGCAAATAAAGGGGTTTATTGATTATGAACAAGACAACTAAACCAGAAAGAATTTGTGCTATTGATGCTAGTACTAATAGTCTTGCCTTTGCTGTATTTGCGGGTGAAGAGTTAAAAGAAGTTGGCAAGATAAACTTTGAAGGTAAAGATATTTACGAAAAAGTTGGGGATGCAGCTAAGAAAACTAAAGCATATTTTGAAACGGTAATGAAGGCAGATGCCATTGTTATTGAACACACAGTATTTATGAATAGTCCTAAGACTGCTGCTGATCTTGCTCTTGTTCAAGGAGCCCTATTAGGTGCTGCTGCTATGTGTGGTATCACAACTGTTGGCAAAGTATCACCTATTACCTGGCAAAATTTTATTGGTAACAAGAAGATATCTAAAGATGAGCAACTATATATCCGTTCACAAAATCCTGGCAAATCAATATCTTGGTATAAGTCATATGAAAGAAACCTTAGAAAAGAAAGAACAATTAAGTTTATAAATACTATTTATGATAGAACTATTACTGATAACGATGTTGCAGATGCCTGTGGCATTGGGCATTGGGCTCTTAGTAATTGGGGTAAAGCGATAGGGGTTGACAAATAACATTATGGCTGGTAAACTATATACAAGTGAGATTTGGCTTCGCAAGAGGTTTGTTATTGATAAAAAGTCTCCAGAAGATATTGCTAAAGAATGTGGGGCAAGCGTAGAAACAATCTATGTATACCTTGCAAAATTCGGACTAAGGAAGTCAAGACGATGAATAAAGTACAAAAGATTATTATTGGTTTAAGTGTTGCAGGTGCAGTAGGACTGACCTATGTTATAACAGCACTAAAAGGTTTGCCAGAAGCTTTTGAATGGGAAGAAGATGAGTAATAATCTAAACATTACGGTTGACCAAGTTAACCATCCTATGCACTACACATCAGATCCTTCTGGTGTTGAATGTATTCAGATTACTCGTCATCGTAATTTCAATATTGGAAATGCTTTTAAGTATCTGTGGAGAGCTGGACTTAAAGATGAAGCAAAGACAATTCAGGATTTAGAGAAGGCAATCTTTTATATTAAAGATGAAATTAATAGACTAGAAGGTAAGTATGTCAACTGAAGAAGATCTAGTCAAACACCTTGATCAAGTTAATACCGTTGTAAGTGAATATCTCAAGGGTAATGACCCAACAGTAATTTCAAAAGAGTTAGATATTCCACGCACTCGTGTTGTTACACTTATCAATGAGTGGAAAGCCATGGCATCTGATAATGCAGCAATCCGTGCTCGTGCCAAAGAAGCCTTGGTTGGTGCTGATACTCACTATAGCAAGTTGATTACAAAATCTTATGAAGTTATAGATGAAGCATCAATGACTAACAATCTTAGTGCAAAGACTGCTGCAATTAAACTTGTTATGGATATTGAGTCTAAGCGTATTGATATGCTACAAAAGGCTGGGCTTCTTGAGAACAAAGAGCTTGCAGAAGAGATGGTTGAGATTGAGCGTAGACAAGAAGTTCTTGTTGGTATCCTAAGAGATATTGCATCTTCCCATCCAGAGGTTCGTGATATTATTATGCAACGCCTTTCAGCTGTTGCAAAAGAAGGAGAAGTGATCACAGTTGTCCACGATGTTCAATGATTTCTTTGAAGTACTTAAAGAAAATCATTTTATTGAAAAGCCTGTTGACGCAAAAACATTTGTTGAGTCTCCAGAATATTTAGGACAGCCAAAGCTGTCTGAAATTCAATATGACATTGTTGAAGCAATGAGCCAGATCTATCGTAAAGAAGATCTTGAAGAACTTTACGGGTCTGCTGAAGGTACAAAATACTATAATAAATATACAAAGAACGAGATTATTCTGCAACTTGGCAAGGGTAGCGGTAAGGACTTTGTATCTACAGTAGCCTGTGCATATACAGTGTATAAGTTGCTATGTCTAAAGGATCCAGCAGTCTACTATGGCAAGCCTGCAGGAGATGCTATTGATATTATTAACGTTGCTATTAACGCACAGCAGGCTAAGAATGTTTTCTTTAAAGGTTTTAAATCTAAGATTGAACGATCACCATGGTTTGCTGGAAAGTTTAATGCTAAAGCAGACTCAATTGATTTTGATAAATCTGTAACTGTTTATTCTGGTCACTCAGAGCGTGAATCACATGAGGGTTTAAACTTGTTTATGGCAGTGCTTGATGAAATTTCTGGTTTTGCTAGTGAGGTTGGTACTGGAAATGAGCAGGGCAAGACTGCAGACAATATCTATAAAGCATTCCGTGGTACCGTAGATTCTCGTTTCCCAGACCTTGGTAAGGTTGTTTTGCTTTCATTCCCCCGTTATCAAGGTGACTTTATTTCTCAACGATATGAAGCTGTTATTGCTGAAAAAGAAACTGTTGAAAAGACATATACCTTTATAATAAATGAGGACCTGCCTCACGATGATCCAGGAAACCAGTTTGATATATCTTGGGATGAAGATACAATTATCTCTTATAAGATACCAAAGGTATTAGCATTTAAGAAGCCTACGTGGGAAGTAAACCCTACACGAAAGATTGATGATTTTAAGATTGCATTCTATACAGACCTTGCAGATGCAATGATGCGTTTTGCGTGTATGCCAACTTATTCATCAGATGCATTTTTTAAACAAAAAGATAAGTTAGAAAAATGTATGACTTTAAGAAATCCTGTAGACAACTTTAGAAGATTTGAAGAATCATTTACACCAGATCCAGACAAGACATATTATATCCATGCTGACCTTGCACAAAAGCATGACAAGTGTGCAGTAGCAATTGCACATGTTGATAAATGGGTTAATATTCAGGTTATAAAAGATTATGAACAGGTTGCTCCAATAGTCATAGTTGATGCAGTTGCTTGGTGGGAGCCACGAGCAGAAGGACCAGTAAATTTATCAGAAGTTAAGCAGTGGATTCAGAATTTACGTAGACAAGGGTTTAATATAGGAATGGTTTCATTTGACCGTTGGCAGTCATTTGATATTCAGCAAGAACTAAAGGCTGTAGGTATTAAAACTGATACTGTTTCTGTTGCAAAAAAACATTATGAAGATTTAGCAATGATGATCTATGAAGAGCGTGTTGCTATGCCCATGATTCCTTTACTTCTGGAAGAAATGTCAGAGCTAAAAATCATGAAGGGTAATCGTGTAGATCACCCTAGAAAGAAATCTAAAGACTTGGCAGACGCAGTATGCGGAGCCGTTTTTGGAGCAATATCACATACACAAAAGGATAACAATCTTGAGATTGATGTCCACACATGGTCTACTTCCTCTAGACTTGCAGATAAGCAAAGGTCTATGATAGAATTAGACAACAAGAAGATTCCAGAAGAAATTCAGGATTTTCTTGATAATTTAAACATAATATAACTAACAAGGAGAAAGATGAATTCATTTAAGAAAATTGCCCTAGGACTCGCTGCAGCAATGTCCTTTGGCGTTATGTCAGCACTTCCGACAAGTGCTGCTGTAATCGCACCAACGCTAACGATTGACTCTGCTACAGATGCAATCACTGCTGGTGAGACTGCTACAGCAGTAGTTACATTGTCATTTATTTCAGAAACAGCAGCAGACACAGCTACTGTGCTATCTGCTATTTTTGCACAGCCATCAGGCTCAAACAAGTCAGCAACACTTTCATTGCTTGAAACAACAACATCTACAGTTGCAATTGCAGCAGGTGGACTTTCAGCAGATGTTAATTCAACAGTTGGTACACCAGGATATGTAACTGCAAAGTTTACAGTTTCATTGGTTGCCCCATCAGTTGCTGGTACATATGAAGCACGTATTCTAACAACTCGCCCAGCAACAGGTCCATCAGTTGCATGGACAGTAACAGTTAAGGCAGCAGATATTACACCTTCTGCAGCAACAACAACTTCAATTCTTAATCGTGGTGAAGTTACTACAGCAACAGCAGATGATTCTGTGTTTGCTCCAAAGGCTACTTCTACAGATGCAGCAGCAGTAATTGTTGTTACACCTAAGAATGCAGCAGGCGGAAATGCAACAGAGTCAATTCTTGCAACAGTTTCAGGTTCAGGTTTGATTGGTCATGGTTCAAATGCTACGACTATCTCTGCACAGGGTCGCTCACTGGTAATTCCTTCAGGAAGCCACATTGGTGTTTTTGCTGACGGCACAGCAGGAGTTGGAACAATTACTCTTACAACTCTTACAGGCACAGTTATTGCAACAGAGAAGGTAACCTTCTACGGCGATATCGCCTCAATCGTTGCAACTACAGTTAAGACTGTTATCGCAACAGGTGCAAATGTTTCAACAGTTAAGGCAGTTGCATACGATGCATCAGGCGTAACAGTAGGAGCAGGAACGCTAAATGCTTTCTCAAGCAATACATCAATCGTATCTGACTCAGGTACAGCAGCAACTATTGTTAACGGAGAAGCCCTATTTACACTTACAGGTGTAGCAGCAGGTGGAGTAGCAGTTACAGTTAAGTCTGGAACTATCTCAGCAATTGCAGTACCAGTTCGTGTAGAGTCTGCACTTGCAGCAGTCAAGATTGAATTTGATAAGGCTGAGTATCTTCCAGGTGAGGCAGCAACAATTACTGTAACACCAGTAGATGCAGCAGGTCTCCCATTGTCTGCAAAGACACATGCTAACCTATTTGCTACAGGTGGAATCACTTCATCATATGCATTTGGTTCAGGATCAGATGTTCTAACTGGAGTCTCTGTAACAACAGATACATCAACAGTTAAGACATTCAAGGTATTCATGCCATTGACTGAGACTGAGGTTAAGGTAACTGCAAAGGGTGGATCATCTCTTCCAACTGCTGGTCAGGTAGAAGTATCTGCAACAGCAAAGGTTACAAACAAGGCTTCAGAAGCAGCAAAGGAAGCAGCAAAGGCAGCAGATGCAGCAGTTCTTGCAGCAGAGTCAGCAACTAAGGCAGCAGAAGCAGCAACAGCACAAGCTAAGGCAGCAGTAGATGCTGTAGCAGCATTGTCTACACAAGTTGCATCGTTGATTGCTTCACTTAAGAAGCAGTTGACATCACTTACTTCACTGGTCGTAAAGATCCAGAAGAAGGTTCGTGCATAAATAATCCAACAATTAGGGGAGTCAGGCAACTGGCTCCCTTTTTTGTGCCTATAAAATGATATAATAGGGCTATTAAACATCGGAAAGGATGTGGCCCTCTATTAAAAAACTCCTCATAAAAAGTGGGGTAGTAGCTTTTTTGGTGGGGATTTGGCTTATTTTTTTTCCAGCAGACTATGCTCATGCAGATGAGGTAACTGTTCAAGTTTCATATTCTGACACATCTACGGTAGTAATAACACCAAATTCAACAGTCATTATAGAGGCAGCACAGACTGCAATCACTCAGGCTGAAAGTGCAACGGCACTTATAGAGACCCAAGCAACAGCCATTACAAGCCCTACAGAGACCATTACAGCCACTATCACACAGGCTCAGGACTCAATACTACAGGCTCAATCAGTAGTAGATAGTGCTACTGTGGCTGTGGCTCAAGTTGATTCTGCTACCGTTTTAGTTGCTGAGGCTGAAGAAAATGTTGAAATTGCTCAGATCGCAGTAGACTCACAAACAGTAGTAGTTGGAACAAATATAGGCTTAGTAGACTCTGCTACTGCAGTAGTAAATGCAAACACTAGTCCTGGTTTGACAATGACTGTTTATCATAACCCAGGAACAAATGCCTCTCCTGCAATGGGTGGAAATTTAGTTTACACTGGAACAGATACAAATGGTATTAATGAACAATGGGGTAGTAGTGGTCCAACAGTCAATGGTGGAACAACAACAATTACTGAAACTTTTAATAATAATACACTCAACACTTCAATAGGTATTACAGTAAATGGAACACCAGTTTCAACTACAAACAATAATCAGGTTTACATTGGATCAATCGGATTCCCTGGTCCTGGACAAGACCCTTCCCTTACCCTGAGAGGATCAACTGCTGACACTCTTATAACTATGCCATCAAACACAACCTCTGCAAGTTTTCAGGTATTTGCTAAAAATGGTGACCATGATGCCGTAGTTACATATACAGATGGAACTACAAGCAACTTTAGTATTCAGCATAATGTCAGCGAAACATACCCTAACTATGTGCATCAAGAAGTAATTACAGCACCTGCAGGAAAAACTATTGCAACAATAAATATTCCAGCAAACTGGGATTACTATGGTGTTGACAATGTATCTGCAACTACTCAAACAACTACAACTGTTACAGAAGATTTTCAAGTAAGGTGGCAAGGACTTTGGACACCACAATATACTGGAACACAGTACATCACAGCATCAGCAGATGATGGTACTAGACTATATCTTGATGGAGAACTAGTTATTAATGACTGGTTTGATAAGGGTGGAGGAGGATCTACTGCTGATGTTCAGACTACTGCTGGAGTTT